ACATTTATCAAATCAAAGTAACTGACGAAATACACGATTACGTCAATTCAAACGAAGGCGGACACACAGGAGCCGCTAAAAAATATCCACTATATCATGCAAAAATGGAAACTATGCATGGCAGAGGCGACGACAGAAAAGTAAACTTTAAACCAGAATATTTTTCTCATTACACTAAAGTATGTGAAGTAGATGGCAGATACAATGGTCTTAGTAATGGCGATATGGACTATACTGTAAAAAGCAAAAATGAAGTATTTGCTATACTTAATCAACAATACTTAGATGAAGACACAATGGAAGACATTGTGTTTGATAGTCATGTAAGTGGTTTCACAATGAAGTCATTTGTAAGAGATGGTAAAACTATTGAATACAGAAACATGCACTCTCTAAGTGTTGGAGATATAATAGCAGAAGTTCCGCAGGTCGGCTATGAGGTCATGGACCCTAGCGATATAGTAAAGCAAACAACGTACCACATGGTCGACAGTTACGGATTTAGTGATATTACTAGCATTATAGAGAGCGGAGATGTTGCTATAAACAGAATAAAAGAGTCAGCATAGGGGTAAAAAAACACTAAAAGGGCATTTAATTGCCCTTTTTTTATGGTTTCATTAAAACACTTGTTAATATTTTCTGGCAAGATAAGATAAATATTTGCATATAATTTAGTTCTAGGAGAACAATATGGCAGTATCAAGTGCAACAAACGAAACCAAAAGTAAGTTTGGAGTTCCGGTAACGGGTGCAACTGGTTCCGGTATTTTAATGCCGAAACTCAAGTATAGATTTAGGGTTAGTTTTTTAAATAACTTTGGTGGAGCACCAGAGGCTAAAATATTGACACAAAACGTACAAAACGTTACTAGACCAAAAATTACTTATGAAGAAATAATTATTGATAGTTATAACTCAAGAAGTTACCTACAAGGTAAACATGCTTGGGAACAAATTACTGTAACAGTAAGGGACGATATAACTAACCAAGTAGCCAAGTCAGTTGGATCACAAGTCCAAAGACAGGTTAACCACTTCCAACAAACTACTCCAGCCGCAGGTTCAGATTACAAATTTGACATGCAAATTGAAGTATTGGATGGTGTTAATGCAGGTGCTACAGAGGTTTGGTTCCTTGAAGGATGTTTTTTAACAAACGTCGATTACAGTGATGGCGACTATGCTACAGGCGAGCAAGTAACAGTTACTATGCAAGTACGTTATGATAACGCAACTCACTACGAAGGTGATAACGATATTAACGGTAGAACAGTAGCAGGAAACCCATTCCCAGACACAGTTGACACCGGCACAACAGTCGGAGTTTAACATTTAACTTGAGGTATCTCTGGTATGGAATTTCTGAAATTTTTAGGTAAAAACGCTAAAAGATCATTCTACGCCAGAGACTTCCGTAATAATTACAGATTTAGACCTGACGTCAATCCCCCACGTATCAAATTTGAAGGGTACGTGAACTTTGTATTAAATAGAGACATTCAAGAATTATTTGGTTTAGAAAATCATACATTTAAAACAAATATTTCTAGTCTGGTGCGAAGAGCAAAACTTCCCAATGTAACATTTAAAAACATTGTAAAGAATCAATACAACAAGAAAAAAATAGTATCAACGGGTGTTGAATATGCACCTATTGAAATTACTGTATTTGATACTCTAAACAATGAATGGTTACAAATATTAATGAGATACTTCTCATATCTATATATGAATCCAAGAAACAAGAACTTTGCTAATGATAGAGATGTCCAGATGAATACTGACGGCACATTAGAAAACAACCCTGGTTTTGGATTTAAAAATGCTAGTTTCCAAAGTGGTGAAGCAGGATTTAATTTACAAAAAACAAAACAGTTTTTTGAACGTATAGACATAATTATGTATCACGGTGGTAAAGGTGTTCAATACAGTATGACAGGACCAATAATTAATAGTTTTGATTTTGGTGAAATAGATTATAGTAGTAACGAGTTTGTAGAATTTAATATTGTATGTGACTATGAAAACTTTACAACTTTTGATGTTGCTAACTTTGATTTATCAGGTGTTGATTTAGATAGATTTGAAAATGTACTTGGTCTTAATTTTGCTAGTGATGAAGTAATGTCTAAACCATTAGGCATTATAGATGACGGAATGAAAATGGAATTTTTGGGTGAAAATGATCATGCAGGTTTTGGAACAAGAGGAAGGACAACACAACCTCAACAAGCACCAGCACAAGATGATGATGTTACAAAAGAAAAACCAGATACCTGTGGACCAGAAACTCCTTTACCGAATGGAGTTCAAGGCACAGCACCTACACTAGGAACATATGATGCAATAGATTTACCACTATCTCAAAATCCAAATGAGACACCAGGTAAAACATTATTAAGCACAGCCATATTAGCAAAACTAACAGGTAATGACGTAGGTGATGCAGTTAAAAACTATGCATTAACAGTTGTTGAAAGAGAACTACTTAAAAAAACATCAAACGTAGCAAGTGCTCCAACTAGAGGTTCAGAATAATGTCTACATCAATGTACGACACATTTGGTGGTGAGATATCCTATAAGATTGCAAATGACACATTAGTAGCATATATAGACAATTCAAGTATTAAATTTCCGTTACCAGAAGCAAGTTCAGAAATATTGGCAGAAATTGCCGCTCCAAAAGACTCTCCCATAGATCCTTCAACATTAAGTGTTATAGAAACAAAACTACAAGCAATAGGATTTAAAAAGAAAAATGCTAAAGCAATGGCAAGAGTTTTAATAAAAGTTGCTGAAGTACAAAACCTACATCCTACAACTTATTTTGAAATGAACGAAAACAGTTTAAAACTTACTGTAGATGCTTATGCGGCCATTAATACTTATAGGCCAGCAGGCAATAAAATTGATTTAAAAACACCAACATTAAACTCACGCAGTAAAATATCATCTTTAATTAAGCCATAAATACTATTATGGCCACAAAATTCGCTACAGGAAAATACGAAGTATTAAATGCATCTAAATTTGTAGGCGGAAAAGCACCTACATTTAGAAGTAGTTGGGAATTAGCATTTATGCGTATGTGTGATAATCATCCTAACATTACTAAGTGGGCTAGTGAAAACGTTAAGATACCTTATAGAAGTCCTATGGACGGAAAGTATCATAACTATTTTCCAGACTTCATGGTACAATATACAGATAAAAATGGTGTACAACATGTCGAGCTTATAGAAATTAAACCTGCTAATCAGACAACCTTAGAAAACGCCAGAAGCCAAGGACAAAAAATACAAACAGCCATTAACGCCGCTAAGTGGACAGCGGCACAGGAATGGTGCAAACGTAAAGGCATACGTTTTAAAGTTATCAACGAAGATCAGATATTCTCTAACAAAAAACCTCGTAATAAAAAACAACGTGTTACTAAGAAAAGAATCAAATGAAGATTACAGAAATAGTAGCACCAACTACCCAGCAAAATGATACATGGTATCATGGAACACCATCTAAAAAAGGTGCTGAACTTATTATGAAAAATGGTTTAGCATATGATGATAAATGGGTAGAGCAGAAATATAAAACCGAGCCCGAATTTGCTCCTATGAAAGACGGAGTTTATATAACAAAGGATTTAGGCCAGGCTTATAGATACACATTAATGCATAGCAAACAATTCCCAGATAAAACAGGATATATTTTTAAATTTTCTGGAAGCCATCTACAAAGTATTAGCAATGATGAAGATGAAATAGGAAAATACATTGTAGACAATTTAAATAATTATCCAGAACTGCAAAGTAAAATCACACCAGAAATTATAAAAGGTGCAAATGATGAATCAGAGAATTCAGAGGCTTTTAAATGGATTGCTATGGCAGGTAAAATTGCATTACAAAATTTAAGTAAAGACAAAATAAATACACTTTTAAATACATTAGATTCTAAAAATTTAGTTCATTATGGTAAATTGCAACCTATATCTATTACAGCGGTTCCAAAAATAGGTAAAGAGGAATTTGAAAAACTTCTTACAGGTAAGGTTACTACTTTTAAACCGTTAGCAGATTATGTTGCCAAATACGGTAAAGAAACAAAACTTAACTAATAAATACTACTATGACTAAGAAACTTGAAGAAGAGTTTAATTTACCTCCTATAGAGGAAGTTACAGATACGGAAAATGTTCCTACTGTAGCAGAAACTCATGAAGTAATTGAAGAGACACAAGATGCTTTAAGTGTTAGTGAAAAAATTAATCTAGCATTCAAAGAGATTAAAGGTTTAGAAGATCACGAAGTTGAAATGAACGACATAGCCAAAAAGGCTATTAACAGTTACGAACAATTAATGAGTTTAGGCATGAACGTTAGTGATATGGCGGCTGGTAAAGTATTTGCAGAAGCAAGTAACATGTTAAAGATAGCCTTAGATGCCAGTGATGCAAAGACTAAAGCAAAACTTCAGCAGATAGATTTAATGCTCAAGAAAGCAAGAATCGATAAATTCGATAATAAAGGGGCAAACGAAGAGACAGTTCAGGCAACAGTTTTTGATAGAAATGATTTACTCAAAATCATAAAAGGCGGAGGTGGAGACAGTTAATTTTGTCATATCTACCCAACGTCCTTCTTTAAATACTACTAAGTTTCCAAAATTATCCAACGTATATTCACCTTCTTCAGGGCGTTGTGGTTCCCTTACTAGTATGTCTGTATGTGTTGTCATGTTTTTATTTAGCATAAAATGTCATAAAGTGATAAATAAGTGTTATAACGGAGTTATTAATTATGGAACTTAAAAATTACATAGCAGAGTCTTTAAATAAAGAGCACGGCTACAGAATTAAATTTGCCGCAGATTGCGGTGCAGATCATATGGATATGCTAGAAAAGTGTTTAGCAAAATACAATCTAGTAAGTGCAACACCTTTTAAAAGAACGCCAATTGCAGAAAACCCAATTGAATTTTATAGAGTAAAAGGAACACAATGTACATCAGAAGTATGTAGTACAGATGTTATTTTACAATATCCAGTAAACGAAAGAATACTAGAAGTATGGTGTGCTGTAAATATGGGACTAGACCATGAAAGAGTACTAGCATATAATGTAAAAGATCCTAGAAGAATAGAATCTGAAATGGCTGAAATGAGAGCAAAAGAAGATAAAGATAGACAAGTTTCAGAAGAAGATGCTTTACTTAATGATGAGAACATGGAACATTATGAAGCACAAAACGAAGAAATAGATTTCAAAGCAAACTTCTTTGGTGAAGAATACAATAAGAAGTTTTTAGATGAACTAGCAAAAATTAAAAAAGAAAAAGGACCATCTTACTTTAGTAACTATCCAACCAAAGAACAATTAATGGGTAAAGATTTAGAAGAACTTGGTGCTCAAATACACGGTATGCCTAACATGGGCAGAGGTACAGAGAGCCAGAAACAAGTGTCTAACCATAGTCAGGCTCTAAAAGGTATAGTATAATGAACCTTAGAGATATGTTAAACAGTATAGAGGAAGCACCTAGTAGTCAATCCTTAAGAGTTGCAAGAGCAACAGATCAAAATGCTCAAGTGGCACAAAGATCACATGATGCCATATCTAAAAGAACTGACGTAACATCTAAAAACGTTTCTAAACAACTTGCAGTATATGACTTTATGGCATCAGATGAATTTTCACAAGCATCTGCATTTGCTAGTATGGTTGAAAAAGCAAAGAAAGAAATGTTAAGTGCAACTCCTAACACTGAAATTGATCCTTCACTATTACAGCAAAGTGCAATTCCAGAGTTAGAACTTGAAGAAGCATTATCAATGGATATTCCAATTAATGTTTTATCAAACATAATGGATAATGACCAAGATGTCCCTTTAATTAGGCAGGGTTTAAGACAAATTCAAAATGAAAGAGGTATAAACAAAAGATTTATGCCTGCAATGAAACAGTTTTTGGCACCATACGTAGATGTTTTATCATCCGGTTTTACAGGATGGAATCAAATATCAGCACTTAGAAAAGCATTGGCTGGACAAGATAAAATTGAACAACCAGCAAATGGCCAAGATCAAGGTAATCAACAGCAACAAGCAGTTGAGCCTACAGAAGATGAAATTAGACAGTTTGCACAAGAAAACGGTATAAATGTTACTACTGAAGAGCAAATGGAAAAAGTAAAAGAAATTATGATGCAACAGGACGCTCAAAACGATGATGCTAATGCTGACAATAATCAGGAACAACCAGATATGAAAGACCAAAAATTAGCCGCAAGTAAGTACTCAGAAGGAACAGACAATGAACCTTTACATGGTGCTGAAGAATTAAAACGCCTATCTGAAATAGTAGAAGCAATGAGCGACATCTATGGTGATCAAGATCAAGGAAGCTCAGAACAAGTAGAAGGTTCAGTAGAGTTTAAGCAACATAAAAATACAGATAAAGGTTCAGTAAGTATTGAAGCAAGTGCAGAAGATATGCAAGAGCTTTCAAAGGTATTGAAACTTGCAGGATTAACATTACCAAGTGATATGAATGCAGATGAAGATCCAATTCAACCTGAAAAGCATGATGATGAAGAAGATCATGATGAACCAGAAAATCATGATGATCATGATGAACCAGAAGCACCATGTGATGCAGAGCCAGAAGATGGTAAAGCAATGGTAATTGCTCCAAGTTCATATGAGACAGATAAAGAAGTCTTAGTCAACTACCTTAAAGATAAACTTAAAAAAAGCATTTCATAAACCCTATACTATATAAATAGTATTATGGCAAGAGGAACAGCAGACACCAGTCTGGTTAAACAAGGCTACAGCAAAGTAGCATATACACCAGATACTATTGAAGATTTTAAGAACTGTGCAAATCCAGACACAGGTCCTCTATACTTCATGACTAATCATGTCAAAATACAGCATCCTACAAAAGGCGGAATAGATTTCGACCCTTTTTCTTATCAGTTAGAACTTATAGAAAATTATAATACCACAAGATACAGTATTAATATGCTGGGCAGACAGATGGGTAAAACTACTGTGGCGGCTGGATACTTGCTGTGGTATGCTATGTTTAAGCCTGACAGCACAATATTAGTTGCGGCTCATAAACAAGCAGGTGCTCAGGAAATTATGCAACGTATACGTTATGCATACGAAAGTGTACCAGATCATATCAGAGCAGGTGTTACAGAATATAATAAAGGTAGTATAAGTTTTGATAACGGTAGCAGAATAGTAGCAAGTACAACTACAGAAAACACTGGTAGGGGTATGTCACTTACATTAGTATACCTAGACGAGTTTGCATTTGTACCTCCCAGAATAGCAAGTGAATTTTGGACAGCACTATCTCCTACACTAGCAACAGGTGGTAAATGTATTATCACAAGTACGCCTAACAGTGATGAAGATACTTTTGCTATGATTTGGGCTCAAGCAAATAAATTATTTGATGAACATGGTAATGAACAGGAATTGGGCGTAAATGGATTTAAGCCTATGTTAGCAATATGGGACAAACATCCAGATAGAGATTCCGTATGGGCAACAGAAGAAAGAGGCAGAATTGGGGAAGAAAGATTTAGACGTGAACATGAATGTGAATTTATTATATATGATGAAACACTTGTTGATCCATTAAAATTAGTTGAGTTGGAAGGTACTGAACCTGTAATGAAGAGTGGACAGGTAAGATGGTATAAACAACCAACACCAGAAAACATATATCTAGTAACGTTAGACCCTAGTAGTGGAACAGGTGGTGATAACTCTGCAATACAAGTATTAGAATTACCAAGTATGAATCAAGTTGCAGAATGGTATCATAATAAATCGCCTGTAGAAAAACAAATGAAAGTAATGATGGAAATAATGCATTACATTAAGGAACAAACACGAAACTTATCAGAGATATATTGGACAGTAGAAAATAATACTATTGGCGAAGCGGCTCTTGTTGTTATCAGAGACACAGGAGAAGAAACTTTTCCAGGAGATTTTTTACACGAGCCTAAAAGAATACAAGGTAAGAAAGGCAGGAAAGGGTACCATACAACACATAAAAATAAAATGGAAGCCTGTTTACAATTAAAACGATTAATTGAAAGCGATAAAATACATTTAAAAAGCAAAGCACTTATTAGTGAACTTAAGAACTTTGTTAGCTCAGGCCATAGTTTTAAAGCAAAACCAGGCGCATCAGATGACCTAGTAATGTCATTAATTATAGCAATCAGAATGACAGAGTATATAAGTAACTTTGAAGATGATGTATTTAATGCTGTAAACAGTGGTTTAAGTGTAGACCCTAATGATCCAGGAACATTTGATGACTCAGATGCTCCTATGCCTATAAGTTTATTATAGATGAAAAAGCAAACACAAACAGACAGATTAAATAATAATTCGGCATACCAAAGCATGGCATTGTACGGCCAGCAATTAAAAACAAGATTTTATATAAATCCTGATAATTTTTTAGACTGGGTATATGCAAATCATAAATGGGTACAATATAATCCTAGAAAACAGATTAATAGATATGGATTAAGTATTACAAGTTTAAATGGCGGTGTTGACGGCATTCCTGATTTAGATAGTTTAAGAGAATATAATCAGGAAAATGAAACAAATTATAATGAAAAGGATTTTAAAACTAGAACACCTGTAGCAGAATATCCTGAATTAAAAAATATTCTAGATGAATTTGGCGATAGTGTATTTAGATCACACTTATTAAGGTTAGATCCTGGAGGCTTTTTTCCTCCTCACAGAGACCATAAAGAGCCGTTTATAGATAGTTTTAGGCTTATAGTACCATTACAATACACTAATGCACCTTACTTTAATTTTGTAATTGACGGCAAGATAACCAATTGGGATAGTGGGTTTGTTTACTTTGCAGACACCACAAAAGAGCATTATTTGTTTAATGGTGGAGGTAATCCTAGTTATTGGATTATATTAAACATAGAAAACAATGTTAAAAATGTTAGGAAAGTTTTAAACAACTTATGGGTAAGAGTGTAAGAATAGATAAATAGACATATGAATATTAAATTGGTAGCAGAAAGAACGTTTAACTTGCTTAAAGGCTTCGGATATGAAGTCAGCAGTTATAATAAAGAAGGCGATCTTGTTATTGACCCTATGGAAGCCACACGTTTTGCTGTGGAGTCTCCTAACATATTAGTTAGAATTGACCCACATGATAAACATTTAAGTTTAAAAACAGGTACACCAGGTGAGTCTATAGAAAAAATTAGACCTATGCTTAAAGAATTAGCACAGGATTATTTGTTAGACTTTGACTATTCTGTATTTGATAAACAAATTAAGCCCAAAGGTGAAAAAGTGGATGTTGCTAAAAAAAGTAAAGAGGATGGTATAATGTCAGAAGATATGAAAATATTAATGAAACTAGCAGGACTAGAAGAAAACACTAAAGATAATTGTACTGCATGTGATAAAGACATGGCAGATTGTAATTGTGAATTATGTGATGATTGTGATGCTAAAGGTTGTGATAATTGTGATGACGGTAAAATTGCAGAAGCATCAATTGACGAAGTAGAAATGCCACTAAAAAATCCTCCAGGAAGTAAATTTAAATTTGGTCAAGATAGTAACCAAAAAATTAATTTTAATTCTCCTGCACAAGATATGGCACAGTTTTATTTACAGGTAGGAAAACTATTTGGTAATGATCCTGTGATCTTCCCAAAAAACCCAGCAGACAAAACTGGTCAAATTATTATTGACAAGGCATATAAATTGCATAAAGTTAATGGTGAAGATCCTAAATCGGCAATAGTACAGGCAAAACAGGCTATGCAGTTAGGATTTGATAGAGATCAAAGTATGCCAATTAACGATGAATCTGTTCAAATGGAAGCCTCTACAAAAACGGTAAACGGTTGTACAGTTTATAGCGATGGTAGTCCACTAAGTTTTTCAGATTGGAGAAAAGAGACAGAAATGGAAACAGGGCATCCAATGAAACGTTCAGCAGAAGATCAACAAATGGATTACAATTCATATGTTAATAGATGTAAAGCAGGTTCAAATATATCTGAAGCAAGTTTAGGTAAAATGACTGGTAGTAGAAAGTCCAGTTACCAACCACTAGCAGACAATGTAAAAATTATCGTAAGACATAACAAAGATGTAAACGAAGAAGTTCGTGGTGCTAGAAGCAGAAACATTCACAGTATATTAATACAACGTGGAGAAGAGAAATTTAAAATGGCAGAAAACAATCTGTCAGCCGCAAGAGCAATGGCAAGACATTTGCATAATGGCGGAGAAACTTTTGATGAAATTGGTGAAGCAATTACTGAAATGACAAGAGAGTTTACAAAATTAAAAGAATTTGTAGGTTATGTACGCAAGGCAAACCTAGTTAATGAAGAAAACCAAGAGTTTGTATCATTAGCAATAGAGAATATAAACAATATCAAAACTACATTTAAAAGATTAAGTGGTGTTAAATCTTATGTAAACGCAGTAGAAAGTGTAAGAGATTATAACAACGTAGAATTACTACAAGACGACTTAGACTTAGAAAGCAGATTTACAGAAACGCATTTTGACGACAAAGTTGCTAACGCAATGGATAGTCTTAAAGCAATGTCTAGCAGAAAAAATAGTTTTGAAAGTAAAATTAAAACAGCAATAGAGTCGGAAACATTTGCAGGTATTAAAAACATGTTAGCAGAAGATGACGTAATGGAATTTGAAAACCTTGGTCAACAATTAGGTCATAAAGTTAGCACATTAGGAAATACAGCAAAAGATGAGACTTTAGGAAATTATTTACATAGCATTAGTAATAAACTTAATGCTGGTGGACAACTTAGCCAATTCGAGTATGGCGCAGTTAAAAGTTGTTTACTAAGTGCAGGTCAACACAATGTACAACAAAGTGCTCCTATGTCAATGGAAGAATCATATGAAGCATTTATGGACCGTTTTGTAGACTAGTTTTATAGTTTATAGATAAATAAATTTGTTGGAACAATAAAGTAATTTATTTTCCAATAGTTGTAAAAAAGTACTTGACTTTTTTGCATCATGGCATTATAATAATAAACAAGTAATACCCTAAACACAGAAGGTATTACAAACATGGCACATATAAGGAGAAAACATTATGGCATCTTTACAAGAAATCAGAGCTAAACTACAATCAATGGAATCAAAACCCGGCAGTAGTTCCCCAGCTCAAGGCGACAAAGCAATATACCCCTTTTGGAATATCGACGAAGGCACAAGCACCGTATTAAGGTTCTTACCTGACTCAGATCCAAACAACACGTTCTTTTGGGTTGAACGACAAATGATCAGACTAACATTCCCAGGAATTGTTGGAGGCGAACAAAAGCCAACAACAGTACAAGTTCCTTGCATGGAAATGTTTGCTGGTGAAACATGTCCGGTATTAACTGAGGTAAGACCTTGGTTTAAAGATCCTTCATTAGAGGATATGGGACGTAAATATTGGAAAAAAAGAAGTTACATCTTCCAAGGATTTGTTAATGAAAATCCACTAAATGAAGAAAGTCCTGAAAATCCAGTAAGACGTTTTGTGATTGGACCGCAAATATTTAATATAATCAAATCAGCACTCATGGATCCTGACATGGAAAACCTTCCAACAGACTATGTAGCAGGTACTGATTTTAGATTAGCAAAAACAACAAAAGGACAGTATGCTGATTATAGTACTTCTAAATGGGCAAGAAAAGAAACTGCTCTAACAGAAGAAAACTTAGCGGCTATCGACACACATGGTTTACACAACCTAAATGACTTCCTTCCAGCAAAGCCAACACCAGAAGGTGTACAGGCGATTGCAGAAATGTTTGAAGCAAGTGTAAATGGTGAGTTATATGATCCTGCAAAATGGGGTCAGTTTTACAAACCCTATGGACTTGATGTTGGAACACAAACACAGGCAACTGTGGCTCCAGCTCAAACTGTACCAGCAACTCCAACAGCGAGTGTGGCTCCTGTAAGTGCACCAGCACCAGCAGTAGCAGAAGCAACTGCACCAGTAGTAGAGACTGCACCAGCACCAGTGGCTGAACCAGTAGCAACTGCACCAGCAGAAGGCGGAGAAGGCGGTAAGAAGTCAGCAGATGATATTCTTAACATGATTAGAAACAGACAATCTAGTTAAGGAGATAACATGCAAAAACCTTTTGACTTAACAAAGTTCAGAACTGGACTGACCAAAAGCATAACAGGTATTAGTGCCGGCTTTCATGACCCAAGAGATTGGGTCAGCACTGGTAACAAAACACTTGATTACTTAATTAGTGGAGACTTCAATGGAGGTATTCCATTAGGTAAAGTAAGTGTGTTTGCAGGTGAATCAGGTTCTGGTAAATCATTTATATGTTCTGGAAACATTGTAAAAAATGCACAAGAAAAAGGATGTCAGGTAGTTTTATTTGACTCTGAAAATGCATTGGACGAGCAATGGCTACAGGCATTAGATGTAGACACAAGCCCAGAAAAACTATTAAAGATTAGTGTTTCAATGGTTGACGATGTTGCGAAAGCACTGAGTGAATTTATGAAAGACTATAAAAATAACTATGGCGACATGGAGTATGATGACATGCCCAAGTTGTTATTTGTAGTAGATAGTTTGGGAATGTTATTAACACCAACTGACGTAGCACAATTTGAGAAAGGTGATATGAAAGGTGATATGGGTAGAAAACCTAAGGCGTTAGCGTCTTTAGTTAGAAACACCGTTAACCAGATTGCACCATATCCAATTGGAATAGTAGCAACAAACCATACTTATGCATCACAAGATATGTTTGACCCTGACGATAAGATATCAGGCGGACAAGGATTTATATATGCATCAAGTATTGTTGTAGCAATTAAAAAACTTAAACTAAAAGAGGACGAAGCAGGAAACAAAGTTTCCACAGTACAAGGTATAAGAGCCGCCTGTAAAGTAATGAAGTCTAGATATAGCAAACCTTTTGAAGGTGTGCAGATTAAGATTCCATACGAAACAGGAATGGACCCTTATAGTGGTATGTTGGAAATGCTAGAGCAAAAAGGCATAGTACAAAAAACTGGTAACAAACTAGAATACGTTTCCCCAGTAACTGGAGAAGTTATTAAAGAGTTCAGGAAAGGCTGGACAAATGACAAACTTCAGGTAATTTTAGATGAGTGGGGACAAAATCCTGTAGCATTAGACGATGTTACTGAAGATATTGACCCTGAATTATTAGAGCCAAACATGGAGGATTATACAGATGAGTCCTGAAACAGCACTACTATTAGACGCCTGGGACACGGTTAAATCGTTTATCCCAGCAAAAGAAAGACTGCATGTAGCAGAAGAACTTGTTAGAACCTTTGAAGATAACGTAAGTATATCAGAAGCAGAGGATCATATCAACGAATTCGATCAAGTTATGAAAGCCGCATTAGTAAGTCATTTTGACATTGGCCTCGAAGACGAGGACGACGAAGAGGACTGGAATTAAGCAATGGCTACCCATTATAATAACATTGTTAAGGACCTAAGTAATATCGTTCCAGCGATAGAATATTACGATAAAGAACTTAATGAAGCCAGATGGGAAGTCAAGATTAAAGGGAGTTTGGAGAAAGCCTCCTCCTCCCTTCCAGGTCTTACAGAGTTTCGCTTCAATCAACTACAAGAGATTGAAGCAATACTTGAACATTTAAATATAGAACTTCGTAGAGAACGTTCTAAAGTGTTTAGAAAGTATTTAGAAAATTATAATAGAACTTTAAGCAGTAGAGATGCTGACAAGTTTGTAGACGGTGAGCAATCAGTAATAGATTTATCTCACTTAGTAAATCAATTCAGTCTTTTAAGAAACAAATACTTGGGCATAATGAAAGGTCTTGATACAAAACAATGGCAAATTGGCCACATCACAAGACTCAGAACTGCAGGTATGGAAGACATAGTAATTGATTAATGATAAAAACATTTGAATACGATTTACTACAATGCCAAGAAAGAACTTGGCATAGTTGGGAAAATTTCACAGAAACACTAACACAAAACTTTCAAAGTTTTAGGCAGTCAAATCCTGATGAGCCTGTAAAAATTGTTTTTAATTATACTTGTGAAGGCACAATGTGGCTAATAGATGGCAGTATCTTTTACAAAGCAATACACGACTTTGGTAAAAAGTATAATGTAAATTTATCTGACATCACATACAAAGGCTCAAACGAAAAATTACAAGAAAGTTATGATAACTGGCACAGTCTTTACTCAGACACACCAGACAAAATAAATGTAGTGAGTGAATGCTTTGGACTCTACTTGTACAGAACAAATAGTGGATATTACGACAAATTAATTTATACAAAAGAGGCACCAACAAAATTAAGAAGTAAAAAATATAATTGTTTAAATGCAAATATTATGCCACACAGGTTAATGTTTATGTTGGCAATGGAAAAAAATGGTTTAATAGATACTGAAAATACTTATACTAGTTTTCATGCATATCCAGAACTTTTAAATCCAAGTCCTGATGATCCTATATTAAAACATAGCAAATGGGCAGACTTACTTACGCCAGAATTTAAACAACAATTACCCATACAGTTTGATTTATCAGGCGATTGGGACAAAATTTATGATAAAATATTTGAAAGTTATCCTGAAGTAGATGGATTAGATTGGAATAAAGTAGGCGACTTTAGATATCTTTATGAGGATTGTTATTTTACTGTCACTACAGAAAGTTCAGAGTCACATGACTTATGTGATTATCATTGGGACGACAAAGTAAATGACTATTTTAGAAGTTTCCATAAGGAAATGTTTCTAACAGAAAAAATTACAAGGCCTATGCTTAACCTACATCCGCAAATAATATACGGAGCATCAGGCACCTTAGAACATTTACAAAGTATTGGCTTTAAAACATTTAGTGATTATTGGGACGAAGACTATGACCATTTAAATGGAGAACGTAAACTAGATGCAATAATGGATATATTAACAGACTTAGGTTCCAGATCACTAGAAGACTTACACGACATGTATTGGGATATGATGCCAATACTTAAACATAATCAAGCAGTTCTGCTTGATATCACTATCTAAAACACTTGACAAATTACAGTTTTTTGCTATACTAGTAGTATATATAGTAAGGAGTAAAAGATATGTATTATTTGGCAGGATTATTTATTTTAGGTGTAATACTAAATGTCCTTGTATTTCTTTTTAAAAATCTTTTTTTTAACGAAGATGGATTTATTTGGGGAATAATTAATACAGTATGGCCTCTTTTATTCATTTACTGGGTTGGTAATGGAATTATTTACGGTTTTTAATATTTAATGCTTGACATTAATAAAAAAACTGTTATACTATACTTATAGTTTAAAAATAAAGTGCTGGGAGGCAATATATGAGAGACTTTGTTAAAATAAAAAATGGCGTACACAGAAGTAAGCCAGTCACAGACGCAGTATTCCCTTTACTCAAAGGGGTAACATTTGGTAAACGTGGAGCATTTGTAACAGTTGATGCAACTGCTTTAATGGGAGCCGAGTTCACAAAAATTAGAGTACTAGTTGATTCACCAAGTGAAGTTGTACCTGCAACAGAGCAAGAGTACAATAACTTTATACCTGAAAACATGAAGCCTAAACAGAAAAAGGAATCTAAAAAACAAGCAATGGATAGAATTGCTGAGAGATTTAGTATCCTGGATGAAATGACTGATGCTGTAGCAAACGGTGTTGTTAGAGGACTTATTGTAAGTGGCCCTCCAGGAGTAGGTAAAAGTTTTGGTGTTGAGACTATACTTGAAGAATATGACGCAATGGCAAAAATTGGTGGAGCAGTAAAAACAGAAATTGTTAAAGGCTCGATGACACCAATTGGTTTATATCAAACACTATTTAATAATAGTGCGGCAGGTGACATACTTGTATTTGATGATTGTGATAGTGTACTATTTGATGAAGTTTGTCTTAATATGCTTAAAGCAGTTTTAGACTCAGGCAAGAAAAGAACAATTAGTTGGAAAGCAGAATCTTCCGCACTAAGAAGAGAAGGAATACCTGATAGGTTTGACTTTAAAGGTGGTGTAATTTTTATTACTAACGTTAATTTTGAGAATGTTAGAAGTAAAAAGATTAAAGACCATTTAGCGGCACTAATGAGTAGATGTCACTATATTGATTTAGAAATGGATTCAGTAGACGATAAGTTTTTAAGAATCGATCAAATCATTAGAGATGGTATGCTTAAAGAATATGGGTTCAGCAAAGAGTTTGAAAAGGAGATTGTAGACTTTATGCATGAGAACGCAGGTAGGTTAAGAGAGATATCATTAAGGATGGTCCTTAAGATTGCAGACTTGGCCAAAATGAATTATGATAACTGGAAAGGATTATCAAGATCAACTTGTATGAGGAGTTTTCAATAATACCTCATACGGTTAAGAGCCCTTAATAATATTTTAAGGGTTCCCCCTAGTGTTCAGAACCCTCCCACTTTGAACACGATTAGCCCCCAAATTTATTTGGGGGTTTCTTATATAAAACTCTTGACAAATCCTAATACCAATGTATAATTAACAATATTAGATTTACGACTAGATCAGTCACTACAGGAGAAATAGATCATGGAAAAATTCCTATACGATAATATCGTAAAAATTGCAATAGTTATTACTTTACCTTTATGGACAGCATTTGCACTTGCTGAAGATATAGAAGAGGTTGTTGTTATTGCACAAGAAGTAAAAACAAAACAAACAAATAATTTAGATAGCACAAAATTAATTTCTGCTATTATGCCTGACACTACATGGATAGCAGGTGGTTATGGTGGTAATATTTTATATAGAGAGCGTGGCACTCAATCAGTACATACAACTGTATATAGAAATGGCATACCACAAAATACACCTGGTTCAGGATGGTACGATTTAGGGCATGACATAGTGTCAGGAGAAGAGGTTAGTATTATAAGTGGAGCAAATAGTGTTATGTATGGCTCAGGCAGTATGGGTGGTACAGTATTAATACAAGACACTATTACAAGAGGTGTAACAGGCAGATTAGGAAGTGAAAAGCACAGATACCTGTCAGTTGCTCCTACAGACTGGATACAGTTTACAGACTTTTCTGTTAATCAAGAAGTAAGAAACGATAATGAAGAAAAAGATGTATACGAAAATACCAGTGCTAAAATTATTGCAGATGCAGGAGACTTTACTTTTTATATAAGTGGTACGGATTATGCATACGATTATGATAATTGTTATACTGCTGATTTCTCACAATCAAATGATTGCTTACAGGACGGTGAACGATTTACTGTTAGTATTAGGAACGAATATTTCACAATAGGTAGAACAGAAGATAAAGCAGAGTATTTTACAGAAGGTGTTAGTACATATTTAAATGAGAGTAGCAGAGATTACTTTAGAATAGGCGATACAGCAGATTTATCCAACTTACTACAAGTTACATATGGTGTAGATGGTAGCAGAGACCAGTATGGCGAAAAGGAACAAGACAACTATGGTGCATTTTTAAGTATAAATGCCGAGTTTGCCTTAGAGTATAACTTTGGTTTTAGATTTGGTAATGAAGATCAAAATGCTATGCGATTAGGTATTGCTAAAGATCAGTTCTTTTTTAATGTTGCTACTAGTTACAGGCGTCCAAACTTATATGAAACATTTGGAGATGCATTTGTAAGTGCAAATGAAAACTTATTACCTGAAGAAGGTGTTGGATATGAATTAGGATTTGGTGCATTAAGCATATTTAGATATGAGTTTGATGAATCTATAGAGTACACTAGCAGTTCTACAGTAACAACTATTATAGATGAAGCAGTATACAATACTGAAGGTGATTTAATACTTGATGCAGTTACAGAAGATGTTTATACTCCTGCATCATACTATAATTCAGGTTCATACGAAACACAAGGTATCAGATTTAGTAATAACTTTGGACCTTTTAGTATAACATTAAAATTTAATGACACAGATCAAGTAAGAATTCCAGAGTATGTTGGTGTATTACAATGGAAACAGAACATCAAGGGTATAGATTATAGAATAAAATATGCAGGACAGTTTGACAGAAAGCCTGGACTATATGATACTTTACCAGAAGGCCAAGAGTACTTAGATGATTTAAAGAAATTAAACTTTTATATAACAAAAAGATATAGCAATGGACTTAGTGTAAACTTTAAATTAGAAAATATTACTGACGAAGAAGCAGAAGTATTACCTTATTATAATAATGAAGGTAGAGAAATTTACTTGACATTACAGTACAACTACTAGTATAATATATTATGGCAAAATGTGTTTTAGAAATTAGAGACGAAGTAAATGTTCGTTTTAAGGGACTTGATGTAAAAGCAAGGCGTAAAATTTCTGATGCATGTAAATATTTCTTACCTCATGCATATCATATGCCTGCTTACAAACTAGGCAGATGGGATGGTTGTGTAAGGTACTGCGACATTGGTGGCAGAACATATTTCCAATTATTAGATAAGTTAGTTCCTATTATAACAGATGAAGGTTATGAAATTGAAATACAAGACAGCAGAAAGTCTTGGGAGTTTAATTTTGAAGAAGTAAACCAGACAAGTTATGATCATGTAGCATGGCCTAAAAGACATCCTGCAGAAGGACAGCCTGTAATACTCAGAGACTATCAGGTAGATATAATTAATAAGTTTTTACAAAACACACAATGCTTACAAGAGATTGCCACAGGTGCTGGTAAGACACTTATAACTGCCGTGTTAAGTCATAAATGTGAGGACTATGGCAGAACTATTGTAATTGTTCCTAATAAAGACTTAGTGGTACAAACTGAAAAAGATTACAAAAATTTAGGTCTTGATGTAGGTGTACTTTATGGAGATCGTAAAGAATTTGATAAGACGCATACAATTTGTACTTGGCAAAGTTTAAGTATAATGGAAAAGAAAAGTAAAAATTATGAAGCAGAATTTCCAATAGATGAGTTTTTAGAAGACGTTGCCTGTGTTATGGTGGACGAAGTACACAAAGCAAAAGCAGATGTGTTAAGAAACCTATTAAGTGGTGTATTTGCCAATGTTCCTATCAGATGGGGACTTACAGGAACAATTCCTAAAGAGGAGTATGACGCAGTTGGTTGTACTTGTAGTTTAGGTCCTGTTGTTGGTAAAATGAGCAGTAAAGAATTACAGGACATGGGTGTACTTGCAGATTTAGATATCAATATTTTACAATTACAAGATGGAATGATACAGTTTGGAAATTATGCTCAAGAGTTAAAATGGCTAGTAACTGATGAAAAAAGATTAAAAGAGCTATCTGAAATCATTAAAGGTGTTGCTGTAAACGGAAATACATTAGTGCTAATAGATAGGATAGCAACAGGCGAACGTTTAGAAGAATTAAATCCAGATTGGGTGTTTGTTTCAGGTTCAATGAAGCAATCAGACAGGCAAGAGAACTATGATGATGTCTCTCAAATGGATAATAAAGTTATAGTTGCAACATATGGTGTAGCGGCTGTAGGTATTAATATACCAAGAATATTTAACTTGGTTATGTTGGAACCAGGTAAGAGTTTTGTAAGGGTTATACAAAGTATAGGCAGAGGGATTAGAAAAGCCTCTGATAAAGACTATGTAAATGTATTAGACATTACAAGTAATTTAAAATACAGTAAAAGACATCTTACAAAAAGGAAACAATTTTACAAAGAGCAAGGGTTCAGGTTTCACGTGACAAAGGTTGATTACAAAAAATAAGGAAAAAATATGAAGATACTAACAGTAGAAAATGACACATACGATATAGATTGTGTACCAGATGAGATAGAGGATATAAGATATTGTATACTAGACGGAGGAGATCCAGAGTATGTAGATTTTTTCTTCTTGCCTTTAATATTTTTAGAGAGTTTTCATGCTCCTGCAATATGTTTACAAATAGGACAGTACAATGTACAAATGCCTATGGACTGGAGTATATTGTTGTGTGATGAGGATTTAGACGGCATAGAAGTATTACCACTAGCAAGTTTAAACAACAGAGGGTTTAGGGTATTGGTTATGAATCCAATGACAACTAGAATACCAGCAAGTGAAGAAATAGGAATTACAAATGTTTATCAGGATGTTAAATGGTACTTTCCTAAATTAAAAAATGGTCATATGTTGGCAGTTCCATTAGAAGATGGACCTAACCCAAAATGTGCTTACTTTGTAAAAGAAGCAAACAAAGTAAAAGATATACAAATTGCTGATCTAGTGTAATGCTAGATTTGTTAATTTGGAGTTTAATTGTAGTAACATGGGCATCAGTAGGTGGACATGTTATAAAAGAGTTCTTTAGGAACCACTTAAAATAGGAGAAAAAATGAGTAAAATACAACCACTAATGCAAAAGCCAAGTCTATTTAGAAGGACTGTAATGAGTCTCGTAAATGGCTGGAGACGAGTGATGGATGTCAGATACAATCCATTAAAATATATACCAGACCCAAGTCTACAGACATACTTTATGTTAGTACTGTTTACTGTATGGAGTGTGTTCTTTGGCTTCTTAGCCGCAAACTACTTAGGTATATTTGGATATAGCACACTTGCAAGTATTATTATACATGTTGCAGTACTATTGCCATTAGCATTTACTAATGCAATCTTTATAGATGCAGAAAGAGACGGTCATAAATGGCTTAAAGAATGGAAAGCAGAGCAATCCAGGTACAATATAGTTGCTAACAGGCTTAAAACTAAAAATTTAGTTATGTGGAATCCTAACAAGGAAGCATAATGGCTATATCAAATGAAATGAGAGAACAACTTGAAATGGTTGTTCAGTACGGTGACCAAATAAAGGCAATGTTTAAAGAACAAGATGACGTTGACTATGAGATTGGTGACTACGATGAACCTATCACACAACTGCTAGGTCATATGAATGAAGTAATGGAAACAATTGACGGAGGTTGGTAAAAATGGCAAAGAGAAGATTTAGAATAGAAGGCGGCAGATACGGTGGTGAGTTAGTTCTTGGAGAAGCAAATCCAGAATTTATAAAACACTATCAAGATCTAGACGAAGGTGAACTTATAGATGTCTTATTGGAAGAAGATTCACAAGGTTGGACATCTGATGACGAACCAGAAGATGCATTATTAAATCCTGAAACTCCTCCTTCACCTGTAGCAGATCCTGGTTATGGATATAATATGTGGGAATGTGATGATGTAGAACATCTAAATAGTGCTTATGCAGATGGCGGATTTTATGTTTACGAAATTCCAGCAGATGGTACAGATGATTGGGACTATGAAAAAGTAGTGTATGAAGGAGATGGAATGCTGTTATACAGTAGAGAAGGTGGATACTTTAATAGGGAAGAGCCTACAGAAAATACAGAGGAATACATGCCAGTAATATGTTTTCATAGTTCAGAGAAAGGTACCTTTGGAGCATGGTTTGTAGAAACAGACGGAGAAGACTTTGATGAATTTAAACTTGGCTACACTATGGTAGAAACAAATTTAGCAGAATTAATTGAAACTGTTTACTATGACAAGGAAGAATTAGAAACTGATTATGATTACAATGATTCAACCGGTAAAAGTTATGGTGCTGACATGGGTTGGTTAAATAAAAAGTGGCACGACAGCTCAGACAAATATACAGATGAAGATATGAAAATGTACTGGGAAGAATTTGATGACAACGTTGAATGGGAAAAAGAAAACAGATGAAAAGAATCTTAATATGCGGATTACCTGGATCAGGTAAAACAACATTAGCAAAAAGACTAGTAGAAATACTTGGCAATGCAGATTGGTATAATGCTGATGAAATTAGGGAAAAATTTGATGATTGGGATTTCTCTCCTGAAGGCAGAGAACGACAAATGAATCGTATGCAGGATTATGTCCGTAAAAGTGTTGCAAAGCAACGTTATGGTGTTGCAGATTTTGTTTGTCCAACTAATGAACTTAGAGAAAAGTTTATGCCTGAATATGTAATCTGGATGAATACTATAAAGGAAGGTAGATTTGAAGACACTAATAAGATGTTTGAACAGCCTACAGGATTAGTAAATGCAGTTATAAATGAAGATGATTGGTGGAGTGAAGAGGCAATAGAAGAATGGGCTAGATTACTTACTGTTGATATTAAGGATTCAGAGTTTCAACCTAAACATCCTGTTACACAGATGTTAGGAAGATTTCAGCCATGGCACGAAGGACATCAAAAGTTATTTGAAAGAGCATTGGCAAAACATGGCCAAGTTGCAGTAATGGTTAGAGATATGCCAGTAACTGAAGACAATCCATGGCAAGTAGATGATATTTGCAAAAATGTAGAATTAGAACTGGCTGAATTTGGCGGTAAGTTTAGAGTTTATAGTGTTCCAAATATTATGAATATTACATATGGCAGAGGTGTTGGTTATAAAATTGAAGAAGAAGTTTTAGATGAGGAAACACAAAAAATAAGTGCAACCAAAATCAGAGAACAAATGAGAAAGGATGGAGAATTATAATCATCCTGCTTATGCTAGGTATCCACATTTGAAGAATCCTACTGAGGCGGAATACACACCTTGGATTAAATGGTTTGCTTGGAAACCTGTAATATTATTATCTGGAAACAGAGTATGGTTACAAAAAGTGTATAAAAGAGAAAGGTCGGTGCAATGGGTACCACCAGCCTTCCCTGAAGGATCATTTGATAGGATTGAATATTCTACATGGGAAGACATAATGGAAAACAAATTAAGATAAGGAAAACAAAATATGTACGAATTTACAAGTGAAAGTGTCAGTAGTGGGCACCCAGATAAAATAGCAGATAGAATATCAGATGCAGTAGCAACATATCTATTAGACGGAAAAGATAATCACAGAGCGGCAGTTGAAACATTAGTAACAACTAATATGGTTACACTTGCAGGAGAATATAAAAGCAACAAGTTTGATAAAGTTTATATTGAAAAGTTAGTGAGGGCAATAGTTAGAGATTTAGGATACGAACAAGATGGCTTTCACTGGGAGAAACTAAAAGTTTATAACGAACTACATGGGCAATCTCCAGATATTGCTATGGGTACTGATGACTTTGGTGCAGGAGATCAAGGTATAATGTTCGGTTATGCCTGTGATGAGACACCTAATTATATGCCTAGTGCAATTTATTACAGCCATGAAATACTCAAGGCCTTACAAACAGCAAGAGAAAATGGTGCTGATTGGTTAGGTCCAGATAGTAAATCACAAGTTACATTTAGTTATGATAGTGTTGGAAAGCCTATTGAAATTAAGACGGTGGTATGCAGTACTCAACATAGTGACGAACTTAGTATAGAGGAAGTTAGAGAACGTGTAATGGATATTATACTTCCTGTTGTAAAAGATAAAGTTAATTTATTAAAAACAGTATGGCATATTAATCCTACAGGCAGATTTGTTATTGGAGGCCCTGATGGAGACAGTGGACTCACAGGAAGAAAAATTATTGTAGATACTTATGGCGGTTATGCACCACACGGTGGCGGAGCATTTAGTGGCAAGGATTGTACTAAAGTAGATAGAAGTGCCGCCTATATGGCAAGATACTTAGCAAAGAATGTAGTTGCTAGTGGCAAAGCAGAAAATTGTACTATACAATTAAGTTATGCAATTGGTGTAAAAGAGCCAACTAGTGTTTATGTATATGCTGACGGTGTAGTAAGACAAGATATTACAGAAGATATTATAAGTAAAGTAGACTTAACACCTAAAGGTATTATAGATAAATTTAATTTATTTAGTTTGGATTTAACTAGGACAACTAATTACGGACATTTTGGTAAAGAAGATTTACCTTGGGAGCAAAAAGATTTATGGATTTAAAAGATACTATAAGAACAGTACCTGACTTTCCTATAGAAGGAATACAGTTTAGGGACATCACAAGTATGTTAGAACGCCCAGAAGCGTTCAACAAAGCATTAATAAGTTTAAGTAGTACATGTATGTCCTTTAATGCTACTAAAATTGTTGCAATAGAAAGCAGAGGGTTTATATTTGGATCTCCCATAGCAAGAGATATGGAATTGCCTTTAATATTAGCAAGAAAGCCTGGCAAGTTACCTAATAAAACTTATCAGCGAAATTATAAATTAGAGTATGGAGAAGCAGAATTACACATACAACGAAACTCAGATATCAAATCTAATGATAAAATTGTTATTGTAGACGATTTAATTGCTACAGGCGGAACAGCAAAGGCATTAGCAAGTTTAATAGCACAATGCTGGAAAGTACCTAAAGAAAATATACTAGTTTTGGCTGTAATAGACTTGCCCGATTTAGGTGGAAGTGCTATAATAAAGAAAGCAGGATTTAATGTTGAAGCATTAATTGAATTTGAAGGCGAGTAATGGCTAAAAAACCACAAATACCATTAAAAGATATAATGGCGGCGATTGACAAAAAGGATAGAAACTTTTATAATAACTTATCACATGAAGGTAAAAAGGCTTTTAGTGCCTGGATGATGATGCGATATTGCAGTAGTGTACAAGGTAAACATGCCGCAGATTATATTTTTATGACAAATGAATGTGTAAACTATCAGTTTATGGAAGTTAGTAAACATCCAGAACTACAATGGTTGCTTTTAAGTACATGTGGTGTAGGCTCTATACAGTTTCATCCTTATGTAAAACCGCCTAACAGCAGGAAGAAAAAAAGTAAGATATTTGATTTTATATATGAGATATTTCCACATATGAAGGCAGAAGATATAAACAACCTTATAGATATTAATAGTAAAGAAGAATTAAAAGAATTAGCAAAAGCACACGGGTATGATGACAAAACCATCAAAGACATCTTTGGAAAGTAACACTTGTAAATGGTGTGAAAAAAGTTTTATGAGTGAAAGAACTCTTAGTGCTCATATGTGTGTTAAGAAAAGACGTTGGGCCGATAAAGAATTAACTCATATAAGACTAGGTTACAGAGTATTTCAGATGTTTTATGAACTTAATACACAGGCAAGTAAACCTAAAAGTATGGAAGACTTTATAAAGAGCCAATACTATGAAGGATTTACAAAGTTTGGTAGAAGTTGTATTGTAAACGAATATATGTCTCCAGAGAAATTTGCAGAATGGTTAATTAAAGAAGGTAAGAAACTTGCAGATTGGAGCAAAGACAAAATGTATGATGAGTTTTTGCTAACTTATGTAAGAAAGGAACCTGGCTTAAAAGCACTAGAGCGTACTATAATATATCTAAACAAGTGGGCAGAAGAGTCAGACAATGATTGGCAAGATTATTTTAAAATAGTAACTCCTGCTAGAGCAGTACATGATATCAGAAGTGCTAAAGTAAGTCCCTGGGTATTATATTTGAGCGAAACAGGCGGTGAATTGCTTACAAGGTTTAATGATGAACAAGTTAAAATGATCCAACATGTTATAGATACAACATTTTGGATGAAACAGTTTGGGCATAATAGAGAAGAAGTAGAAGAAATTAAAACAACATGCGAGGTAGCAGGAATATGAAAGAGTTAATTGAAAAAACATCACAATGGCACCATGACAGGAACCTAATTGATGGAGCAACAAGTAAGGACCAAGTACTAAAACTTATACAAGAAGTTGGAGAACTTTCAGATAGTGTATGTAAAGGAGAAGATGTAAAAGACGACATTGGAGATTGTCTAGTTATTCTTATTAACATTGCTGAAAGAGAAGGCACAACATTAGAAGAATGTTTAGGTGTTGCTTATGAGGATATAAAAGATCGCAAAGGCAAGATGGTAGATGGAATATTTGTTAAGGAAGAATAATGAATAGACGAGAAGAATTATTAGTTATTACAATGGAAGAATGTGCTGAAGTATCACAGGCATGTAGTAAAATGCTGAGGTTCAACGAGCAAGTTGATTATGAAAATTTACAAGATGAGATAGGCGACTTAATGTGTATGGTCGAATTACTCAAAGAACAAGGTATTGTTACTAATAATCAAATAGTAAAACGTATGAAAGTTAAAAGAGAAAAATTAAAAAAATGGAGCTCGTTAATAAATGAAGTTTGATTTTGATGTAGATATCGATATGGCAGACAGAACTGACTTTTTAAAGTTAGTTAGGCATACACCTGCAAGTATTGAAAAGGATGGTAACTTTACAAAACACAATACTGGTGTCTACTTTCAAAATGTTCCTAAGTTTCCTTTACAAGGATATAGTACAATAGAACATAAACAAGCAGAACAAGATGGTTGGTTTAAAGTAGACTTTTTAAACAACCATATATATGAAGGCATAGTTGATGAGACACATCTTGATAAACTTGTAGCAACAGAACCTATGTGGGAATTGTTTGAACATAAAGAAGTTGTTGAGAAATTATTTCATATCAGTAACCACTATGATATTGTAAATCAACATTTACCCACAAGCCTGGAACAATTGGCAATGATACTTGCAATAATAAGACCAGGTAAAAGGCACTTAGTAGGTAAAACTTGGGAAGAGATAGAGGCTGATGTTTGGGTCAAACCTAATGATAACAGTTATTTCTTTAAAAAGAGCCACAGTTATGGGTATGCATTAGCAATTATAGTGCAACTTAATAATATTTGTGAGTAGTTAGTCTGTTTTACGAACTAGTTGAACACCGCGTCTTTTAATTCTTTTTGTAATTAAATTCTGTAACGAGGTCATTGGTCCAAATAAAACTTCTACATCTTTCATTACAAATGTAGATAGGAAAGGAATGAATTCCTTCATTTCGTGATTAAGAAAAATATCTATAGGTAGTTGTCTGTTACTTTCCCACCACCACATGTCACCAAAGTCTAAAAATCTCTTTTTAATTTCTAATGAAGGCATCTTACTTATATCATAAAAAGTACATATTGCATTGTCATGATTCACAACAATACCTACATATTCATTGCCTGCATAAGTAATGCCTGTAAGGAATGGGTAACGCTCTTCTGCTTGTTCTATTAGTTTATCTTTCTCCACAATGTTATTTATGTTCCATTAAGATAAATACTACAATATAAAGAGTTAAAACTTATGAGTTACGGAGATCACAAATTATTTTTATACGACGAGGTAATCGATCTAGTGATTGGCTCGGACGGTTTCTATGTGGATAACAGACCTATGAATAATAAAAAACTAACAGCACATAAAGGATTATCTAATGAGATAATCTTTAATATACGAAATAAAGACAGGAAACTACAAAATGTAGGCAATGATGTACTTAGAGGTACATTGATACATCCTTTAACAGGTAAAAGAATTTTTACTAGAGTTTTAGAACATACAGGAAGTGTAGGACAAGTAAAACTTGCTATGGCTGAAGGTGATTTAACTACACTATCAGAAGGTTTATATCAGATTTTTATTAGTAGAGAAACAGCAGAAGGGCAAGAGCTTCCTGTATTTGCAGATCAAAATAATAACATTAAATTTGATATACAAATATTAGATCAAACTAAACAAACACCAGTAGATACTCAAACAGCAAATGTAAGTACATTTATACAAGTTACAAATACTAATAACGGCGATGAAGGAAATGTATTTGTTACATCAGCATTAAAAGGTAATCAAGCAAGAAACTTTACATCCTGTTTACATAGCATAGCAGTACATCCAAATGCCTATACAGGAAACTTTTCGATACAAGCAAGTTGTGTAGAAAATACACCTGATACTGCTAATAATAGCACTGACTGGTTTAATGTAGAGAGTAATGTTTCCTTAACAGCAAACTCAACAATATATCATAAAACTTTCCAGGTAAATGCAAATTACATCAGAGTATTAAGCGAACCAACTGCTGGAAATATTTCTTTAGTACAACTAAGAAACTAATTGACTTTTCCAACTATATCGTGTATAATTAATGCATGGATATAGACTTTTTAGTGGAAAAGGTGCATCGTCTCCTTTTGGATAATCTTCCAATAAAAACTAATAAAACTCCTAGTGGCTGGAACACTATGGATTGTCCTATGTGCTCAGATAAAAGAAAACGTGGTGGACTGATTACAACAGGTGCAAAAATATCTTATAATTGTTTTAATTGTGGCTATACAACTGGGTGGGAACCTAATCCAACACTAGGTAAAAAATATAAAGACTTAGCAACAATACTTGGCGCAGATCAACAGGACATACATAAAGTTACAATAGAGTTATTAAAATATGCAGAAGAGTTAGAGACAGAAACTGAAACTGACTATGTTTATAACTTACAAAAATTTACCACAGAGCAAATACCTGATACAGCAAGTGCCGTTGATGACTTAGAAGATGGTCATGCTGTAAAAGAATATGCAAAGCAAAGAGGACTACTTGGTCTATATCCACTGCTATACTTTGATGACAGGTTATATAAGCAGAGATTAGTAGTCCCTTTCACTTATAACAATGAGGTTGTAGGCTGGACAGGAAGGCATATAAGCCCTCCTGACAAACAAACGCCCAAGTACTTACACAAGATGCAACCTGGATATGTGTTTAACATAGATAGATTTGCAGATAGTAAGAGAGAGATTGTTATTGTTACTGAAGGAGTATTTGATGCTATACTTGTAGATGGTATTGCTATACAAGGTAATAGTGTAGGCCCTGAGCAGGCACATTTAATTGAAAAGTTGGGTAAAAGAATAATAGTATGTCCTGATAGAGATAAAGCAGGAATAGAATTAATGTTGCAGGCCGCTGAACTAGGGTGGGAAGTAAGTTTCCCGCCTTGGCATGTTGATTGTAAAGATGCCGCAGATGCTGTAAATATGTATGGAAGACTAGCAACAATAAGCAGTATTATAAAACATGCAACCAACAACAAATTAAAGATAGAAGTAAGGGCAAAAATGTTATGAAGTTATATGTAAATGGTTGTAGTTTTAGTTATGGCAATAAATTTGAAAATAAGTTAGCATGGCCTGATTTTATGGAAGGTTATGACGTTGTAAATGAAAGTTGGATTGGTAGCAGTAATAAAAGAATACTTAGGCGCACAAAAGAATATATTAATACCCATGCAGTACACGACACAATGTTTGTAATACAATTAACTGATTGGTTTAGGGACGAATGGTTTGACTCAGAATTTGATGCCTGGATTGGTATGTGTAAAAATGATGTAGTGCTAGATGATCAATCATACAATAGAAGTGACATAGATATAGATGAACTTAATAAAAAAGTTACAAATTTTATACACCATTCTTTATTACACAGAAGTATTAGAACAGTTGAGGAAGAAACATATAACTTACTTAATTCAATGATAGCATTTTTTAAACAGCATGAGATACCACATATATTTACAGGTATGAGCTCAAGGTGTATGCCATGTGATAATAATGTAGATATAGTAGTGCCGTCAAAGTTTATTAAACCTATAAGTATTATTGCAGGTAATAATGTAATTAGTACAAGTGATAGCCATCCAAACGAAGCAGGGCATATTAAAGTTGCCAGATATATAACTAATGAGATAAAAGAAAATGAGTGATTTAACAAACTATAACGAAGAAACACAAGAACTATTTTTAAAGTTTTTAATTAGCGATCCTGATCTGTTTAGCAGGTGTGCAAATATTGTTGATGCTGATTATTTTAATATGAAATATAGAACAGCAGTAAAATTATTTCAGAGCCATTCTAAAGACTTTAATAGTATTCCTACGCCAGAGCAAGTAAGTGCGGCAAGTGGTGTACAAATAGAAGTTATTCCAAATGTAACAGCAGATCATCATGAATGGTTTTTAAAAGAGTTTGAAACATTTTGTAGACATAAAGCACTAGAAAAAGCAATTATTGAAAGCACAGACTTATTAGAGAATCAAGACTATGGTACTGTGGAAAATAAAATTAAAGAAGCAGTACAAGTAGGTCTTGTAAAAGATTTAGGTTTAGATTACTTTGAAAATCCTAAAGAAAGATTACAATGGATTAAAGATCAAAGTGGAGCAATCAGCACAGGCTGGAAAGGAATAGATCACAAACTGTATGGTGGTATGAACAGAGGTGAGATGACTATTTTTGCTGGTGGTTCTGGTGCAGGTAAAAGTTTATTTTTACAGAACTTTGCTGTTAATTGGGCATTAGCAGGGTTAAATACTGTTTATATCAGTTTAGAGCTTAGTGAACAACTTATTAGTATGCGATTAGACAGTATGGTATCTGGCTATGGCACAAAAGAAGTTATGAAAAATATGGAAGATGTAGACTTAAAAGTTCGTATGAAAGCCAAAGGTGCAGGTAGATTAAGAGTAAAACAAATGCCTAATGGCGTAAATGTAAATGATATAAAAGTATTTTTACGAGAATATGAAATATCATGTGGTGAAAAAGTAGATTGTTTATTAGTAGACTACTTAGATTTAATGATGCCTATAAGTGCTAAAGTAAGTGGTAGTGATTTGTTTATTAAAGACAAATATGTATCTGAGGAGTTGCGTAACTTAGCAATGGAGAAAGACTTACTATTTGTAACAGCCTCCCAGTTAAACAGAGGGGCAGTAGAAGAAATAGAGTTCGATCATCATCATATTGCAGGTGGTATTAGTAAAATACAAACAGCAGATAATGTTGTGGGTATATTTACAAGTAATGCTATGCGAGAAAAGGGTAGATATCAGATACAGTTTATGAAAACACGTTCTAGTAGTGGTGTTGGCACAAAAGTAGACTTAAAGTTTAACCCTGATACATTAAGGATTGAAGATTTAGAAGAAGGCGATGAAGATGCAATGACTATGACAACAAGTAGTTTAGTTGATCAACTAAAACGAAACAACAGTATAAAGGCAGATGAACCAGAAGCACAGGATGTTATATCAGGCGCAATGAACATGAGAGAGTTCTTTAAGAAAAATGATCAATAAAATGATAAATAGCATTATATATTTTTATTGGAGATATTGTGCGTAAAACTCGTAGCATTTTAGAAGAACTAAATCAAATTTCTGTAGACAGAGACAGAGATCATGTGGTGTCTAATAGAGGCGAGCATGTTATTGCTAGTGCAATAAGTTTACTAGAGCAAATAGACGCAAATTATGATTCATCAACTGCTAAAGATCTGCAAAACAGATTAGTAAATAGTATTAAAAGCAGAGATGGAAAAAAGTTCTCCAGAGGAATTGGTAAAATAATCAAGGAATCCCAGAGAGAGAACAAAGATGCTAATTGAAGAAATAGTAAGTAAGCAAAACTTAAAAGAGTTTAAAAAGTTACAGTACGACCCCGCAAAAGTTAAAGGTGTAAAACATGATAATGTTGACTACATTTGGGATAAAGATACCACTACCTTTACACAAAAAGCAACAGGTAAATTAGTATCACCTAATAGCCAACTTTTTGTAGATCTTTTAAAACATCCTTTAAACAAGCCTGCATTAGGAAAAACTGGCATGGGTACTAAAATAGGAAAAGCATTAGGAATGACTGGTATCGGTATGAACTCTAGGAAACCACATAAAGGTGGTTTGGCTTATAAAACAGCAGATATAGGTCTTGGTGCATTAGGAAGAGGGATGGATAACCTTGTTAGCATGGGTGCAGGTTTTGGTAAAGGATTAGTTAAAGGGTACAGAGACCGTAAAGCCCAAAATGATGCAGTACCTGGCCAGGTTGATGCATACGATTATCAAAAAACTAAAAAATGGCAAAATGGTGATGTAGACGACAGAGAACAAATTCCACTAAGCCCAACTCAACGGATAGCAAACCCTAATTTTGGTAAAACTGTTGGTAAAGACCATATGAGGTATAAAAATAATAATGGCAAACTTGTAGCAACAGGCAAAAAGACAATGCCAAATACATTTGCATACGGACAAGCAGACTTTCAGTTTGTGGATAAAGATCCTGAAAAACAAAATAAAAATAATCCAGCAGACGATTATGATAATCTACAAATCTTAGTTAATAAAGGAAGCATAACAAAAGATGAAGGGAATGAAATCCTACAGATAGCAAACAATAATAAAATACATTTAAATAAAGCATTTAAAATCTGGCAAAATGAAACAGGAAAACGATTCTAGTTAAAAATGAAATACTCAGAATTATCACAAAGTTTTCTAAAAGAAATAATTTTAGAAGCAGAGGGTAAGAATACTCACTTAGAGCATCTGGAAGATAATATCTTTAATAAAGGATATGCAGGTGCCAAAGAAGCAGTTGACTATTTGTATAGTTTACACGAAATGCTAGAGGGCAGTACTAAGTCCCCAATTAGTATGACAACAAAATGGGACGGAGCACCTGCCATTATTGCTGGTAAGGATCCAGAAACTGGTAAATTTTTTGTAGGTACTAAGGGTGTGTTTGCTCAAAGAAAACCTAAAATAAATTTTACAGATAAAGACATTGAAGAAAATCATCCTAATGAAGGGTTACAGATTAAATTAAAAACAGCATTAAGGCATTTAAGAAAATTAACTTGGAATACAGTTGCACAAGGCGACATGCTTTATAGTAAAGAAGATTTAAAAACAACAACTATAGATGGTCAAGATGTACTTTTATTTAAACCAAACACAATAGTTTATACAACTCCTACAGATAGTGAGTTAGCAAAACAAATTAATAAATCAGAAATGGGTATAGTATGGCATACAGAATATGTTGGAGGCCCTACATTAGCAGATACTACTGCAAGGTTTGGATTTGATAGCAGTCAATTAGGCAATACTAGTAGTGTTTGGCACAGAGATGCAATTATAAAAGATTTTAGTGGTACAGTTACATTAACACAAGAAGAAAGTAATAATGTAATGACAGCAATAACAGAAGCAGATATTTACTTAAAAAATATAGATTCCGGAACATTTAAATGGTTAGAGCAAGGTAATGAATTGATAGGAAAGAATTTCTTACAGCAGTTAAAAGCTCATGTTAATAACAATATTAGAGCAGGAGCATTTGACGAGCCTGTAAAATTTGCACAAGGCTTTGTACAAAAGTACATTGACTTTATGACAAAAGAAATAGACAAAGTTAAGACACAAAAAACTATAGATGCTAAAACTGAATTAATGGTAAAAGGTGTTAAGTTTATTAAAGAAAATGTTAAACAGATTGTATTAGTATATGATTTATATTTAAAACTTATAGAAGCAAAAATACAGATTGTAAAAAAATTAGAAACAATCAGGCAAATACCTACATTTAAAGAAACAGAAAAAGGTTATGAAGTAACTGGCGAGGAAGGATTTGTTGCTGTTGATAGAAATAATAATGCATTAAAATTAGTTGATAGAATGGAGTTTAGCAGACTGAACTTTGGTACAGGAATGCCAGGGAAATAAAATGGACTTTAAATTAATAGATAAAGAAATATCAGAAGCAAGGTTGTATAGAACTACATCAGGTTTTAATCAACTTACTGGTGAGTCTGTGGCAGAATTACTATATTTAAATACTCTAATTACATACCTCATGTACAAAGACGACAAGCAACATGACTATGCTAAGTCTTATGCAAAGCAAAGTACTCAGTATGGAAAGTATACATTATTTAGAAGCCATGCAACAGATTTATACTTGTTAGCATATTTGGTTTCTAATCCTGATAGCAAGAATGTTAAACTAAGAAATATAGTAACCAGTAAAAGGCATTTAAATAGTTTAAATTTTGACAAAACAACACATTGGCAATTTATGTTTAAAGTTGCTAATGACAGAATTACAGATACTGTAGCAAGTCCTTATATGTTTAGATTGGAAAGCCAATTAAAAATTAAGAAATCCATGTATAAACAATGGCGTAGATTAATAATGGATTGGGAAAATTTAAAGTATATACAAAGACAAAGTATAATTACCAGGATAGCACAAGAGCTTAGACGTTTAGGTAGGGGTAGTGAACTCATGACACCTATAAGCAGTATGCTAAAATATAAAAGTTACAGAGTAAGAGATGATAGCCCTAAAACAAACCCAGTTAAAAGATTTGGCGGAACAGTAGCAGGAGCAGTTGCAGGTAGATATGCAGGCAAAAAAATTGCACAAAAATTTAATAAGAATGTAGATAAATATAAGAAAGCAGGAACAGGACTAGGTGCAATAGCAGGTTATTGGGCTAGTGGAAGAAATAAACAAAAATGAAAATAAATGATATTTTAAAGGAAGCACCAGCAGTAGGATCAGGTCCTAAAGCCGCAATGGCTAGGAGTTCTGAGGAAGTTAGAGCTGACTTAGAGTATGCTACACTGAAAAAGTTTAGTCCTAAGTTTGCAAATGATTTTAAAGCAAAGTTTCAGTTACTAGGCAAAACTAGTGTTGATGCGGCATATCAGGCGGCGGCTGAGGGTAATCCACAATATGGTATATCAGGCAGTGACGCCAAAGCACTAGGTTCAGCAGATAGAAATTCCCAAGAATATAGAGATAGGTTATTTAAATTTAGATCGGCTATGCCAGATTCTATGAAAATAAACACTAAGACATTCATAGATCCTGACGGAAGTTCAGGTATTCCTAGAGGCAGAGGATGGAATGATGATACTCATGGCCATTTAAGAAAAAGCACCAGGGATTATTTAGATGCATTAAAAGTTGCAGGTGATGATAAAGTTGCTGATGTAAAAACAGGTTACAAACTAGGTTTGGACACAGTTGGAAAGGCTATCAGTAAAGGCGTAAGTTTTGCGCCTAAAGATCGTAACGTATAAAAACAAAAACCCTAAAATATGATAAATAAATGTAACGGCGATATATTCGCTAACAACATTTAGGAGAATTAAAATGGCACAAGCAGATAGAAGAGCGGCGGCGGCTGGTGAGTTTATTGGTAAGGACGTATTTCTTAAGAGTTTCACTCAACAAGCAGGAAATATTTCAGCAACTCAATTAACAGCATTAGTTAGCACAGTTCAAAACTTAAACCTTTCAGTATTAAAACTTGGCGCAGTAAGTGGTGCGGCAGTTAATATGATTGTAGAAGGTGCAGACAACTTAGCAAATGGCGACATTGCAGGACACGTTATTGCAGACGTCTCATTCTAAGTTAAACAAACTTAATAAAAAGTCCTCACTTATGTGGGGATTTTTTTTGATTAAAAATGATAAATAAGTGTAACGGAGTTAAAAAACTCCATAATTTATTAGGAGAATAACATGGCACAAACAAACCCAAATGCTGACGTAAGAGCGGCAAACGGACTAGTAGGAACTACTCACATTATGACAGTAACAGACGTATCTGTAAACTCAGTGAAAGCAGTTTGTACAGAAGCACAAGCAGAAGGCTTTACAGTTGTAGCAGTTGAAGATGACGTAGCAAATGACGGATGTCACATTGCAGTACAAGGCGCAGGCGCAACACCTTCATTCACAGGTGCAACATTAGTAGTAACATTTGGTTAAGACTTAGTTTTACAAAAGAAGGCAGTTTATACTGCCTTTTTTTATGAGTACAATTTCTGGATAATAATTTTGCAAAGACGATAAATAGTCGACACAGATACACAATATTGGAGATGATATGGTTACAGGACAAAGAAGCGGAGCAATGGGTAGTAGTGAAGTACTATCAAGTAATATAGAATATTATACTTTGTTCACATCATTAGATATCACAAGGACAGGTGATTACAGTGATGCAACGCAAAAAGATTTTGAAAGTGTAGTACAGGTTATAGGGCTAAGAGCACAACCAGTTGTAATGAATAATCCAGTAGCATTAGATGGTACAGGTGCCCAATTAATTGAAAACTATGGCGCACCAAGTATTACAGGAGCAGGTTGGATTTTTAAATTTGCTTTTGAGAGAGAAGGGGTACACACAATAGATACGTTAAAAGATGAATTAGATGGAATAGTACTGAATGGTGGAACAATAAACACAAAAAGTTCAGTAAATATGGAATTTAGTAAACAAGACTTATTATAGAGTAAAACATGCCTAAGAAAAACGAACCAGCACTAACGCCTAAACCTTATGTTGAAAGCGGTAATATTGAAGCACATATTATAGCAGACATGCTTCGTATAGAATCAATATCGTCAGAGCTAAGAGAATTTAAAGAAATTACAAAAGAAAGATTAAACAAATTAGAAAGTTGGATTATTGCTATTGTTGGATTAACATTTACAACATTAATTACAACTGTAGTTGGTTTGTTAATGAAAATACTATGAGACTAGCAGAATTTACAGATGGGCCTATTATAGAAGCCAGAATGGTTTGGCGTAAAATGGGTAATTCAATTAAACGTGCTATCAGATGTACAAGTGGTAGACGCAAAGGCAGAGTTGTGAGTACAGCAAGTCAGTGTAATGCACCCATAGATTTTAAAAAACGCCTAACAATGAAAAAAACGAAAGCAAGATTAGGTTCTAGAATGGCTAGAAAATCCAGAAGAACAAAAAGACATAATATCCAAAGTAAGAGAGTGGCGGCACTTAATAAGAGAAGGTAATGAAGTTTAGTGAAGTAAAAACTTTAGAACATTTATTAAAAGAATACGGAGCCTCTGGTGGAGGAAGTACTGTAGGCGGTGGCGGACATGGCGGTAATGCTAAAGCAAATAAATCGGTAGCAGGCTCAGACGCATCTAAAGAAAAAACGACTTCACAAGGCGGCAACGCACCAGATTCCAAACATACTATAACTCAAATGAAAGCAAAAGACGTAAGTGTTGGGTCAGTAGTAGTTAATAAAAAAACTGGAACAGCCGCAAAGGCAATTTCCATAGTAGGTGATGGTAATAGACCAGAAGCACTTATTACTAAAAACGCAGATGGTTCTCTAGAAGAGATACCAAAAGATCAAGATGTAGATGCAGTACAACAGGTAAAAGGAAATCAATTAATAGATGTTCCAGAACCAGAACTTGATGCATCATCATCATATATGGACAAAATAAAGAAAGGGTTTTCTTCAGGACAAGACTTATTTGCCGGAAAACTTTCTAACATTGCCAAAAGAAAAGGTAAAAAATTAAAGATAAAAGATCTTAAAGGCAAGATTAAAAAATTATCTAGAAAACGTCTAAAAGAAGCAAATCCAAACTTATTTGAAATAAACTTTAATCACAGATCTATAGCAACTCAGGCCTTTGATGCACCTGTAAAATGTGGATTTGAAGCAGAAACTTTTTTCTTTAGTGTAGATGGCGATGGTAATTCACAAGTTGATGATATGTCAATCGGTGATATTGAATATCAATTTGGTGATTTACCAGATTCTGCATATGAAGATTATCGAGATTGGTTATATCAAAAAGGACAAGACGAATACCTTGATGATCTAATAACTGACAAAGTAAATGAGGTCAGAGAAGATGAAGAATACCTAAACGATTTTATTGATAGTGGTGGTGGTCCAAGTTCAGAAGCAGTAGAAAGATACAAAGACAATTTTGAAGAGGAAGATCCTAAAGAATACGAAAACCGTGAAGAAGATGGTTGGGAGTATATAAATTGGGTAAGAGAGTTTGTTGAAGAAGAGTACGAAGAAGAATATATAGACTGGTTAAGAGGTCAAGTTACTGAAGAAAATGATCTAGATGATGAAGCCACAGAGGCCGCAGATGATGACTTCAGCATGGACGATTGGGTCTATGACAACTACAGTTACATGAGTAGTTTCCTTGATGATTATGGTTATGAATATTCTAGTGGAGGTGGCGATGTTGAAGGTGTGGCAGATGAATTAATGACATGGATTAGAGATAACAGTGAATTCCCAGACTTTCCGGAATCAGGAGATTACGGAGAAACTAATACTACTACAGGTTGGGCAGTTGAGAGAGATAGCAGTATCGAACCTGATGAAGGTACTGGTGCAGAACTTATATCACCGGTATTTGATAGTCCCAGAAAAATGCTACAAGAAATGAAAAGTTTGTTTGACTGGAGCGAACGTAACTTTGGTACAAACAATTCTACAGGACTTCACGTTACAATGAGTTGGCAAGGAGAACCAGATGCTCCTGTGGATGAGAACGGTAGAAGGGAAGGCCAAGAACTTAACAAATTAAAAATGGCATTACTGTTAGGTGACCCGTACTTACTAGCAGAATTTGGTAGACTTAGAAACAGTTATACAAAAAGCCAATATAATAATATATTAAAATATGCCGAAGGTATGAAACGTGGTGACGCAAAGAGTTTCGAGCAATTTGAGGGAATGTTATCAAAAGGAATAGATACAGGTAAATTTAATACTATCCACTTTAAGGATGTCAAGGACAGAGACTCAAATAATGAACTTATAGAGTTTAGAATAGCCGGTGGCTCAGATTATCAAACAATGTATGAAAAGGTTGTAAAAGCAGTTGTGAGATATGCTACTGTGATGAAAGCAGGTTATGATAAAGATGCTTACAGAAAAGATTATGTAAAAGCAGTTAGTAGATTGTTGCGTAAGTCCCAGGAGGTAGATCCTAAAAAACTAAAAGATTATGAAGGTACAGTTGATCATCCTGTGATTGACCAAGCAAAGGAAATTGTAGGTAAAAAAGATTACTTTGAAGTTATAAGATTATTAGGTACTAGTGTTGATTATTTACAATCACATAACGAACTGTCAAAACCAAATGCTGACAAAGAATGGAAACAAAGCATTAAAGATTATAAAAAAGGCACTGGCAAAGATCCTAGTTGGATGGGCGAAGCCGAAGAAGATGAAGCAGTAACTGGTTTCATACAGCCAGATTCTATTGCACCAAGCAAAAGAGCACAAAGTGAATTAAAAAAAGCACAGGAAAGATTTTCTTCAGCAATAACAATTCTAGCAAGAGATCTTGCTGATGGTAAAGCAAGAAGCACACCAAATGCAAAAGCAGTATCAGAATTCAGAAAGTATACAAAAGAATTAAAATTAGATACTAAAGAATTAGAACGACTTGCAATAGGAAGTATGAATGATTTCAACTTTAATGGAAGTGATAAAGAAAATATTGTTAGGTTAACGAAAGGCATAACCCTATTATTTAAACAAAGTATTATACAAGGGCAAGAATATTTAACACCAGCAAATGTTGATGAAATACTTAAAAAATCGTGGCAATTCTTTATGTCTGATGACTCTAAAGATAATCGTATGCAAGGACAATATACAGAAATATTAAGTAAAGTTTCGCCTACAATGAACAAAGTAGACATAGAAGATGCAATTAGAACAATACAAAAAAATGTAAGACAAGAAAACGAATTTGCTAGATATATGAAACATGGAAGTTATGGTTCTCAGGGTGTTATGACTGCTGGTAAAATTACATCTCCAGATGCAGTACAGGAACTAATTAAATTTTTAGAGCCATATAAAGGTTATAAACATCCTACAAGTCCGCAACACCATGTGAATATTAAAAGCGATGACAGTTATGAAAGTGTTGCACAGATGAGAATGACACAGCGAATGCGAGACCGAATGGATCATTTGCAGGATTTAAAAACAGACGACAAAGACAAATACCAAAACATTGTAAAGCAACTATCATCTATAGGTAATAAATTTTTAACAGCATTAAAACCAATAAATTTTGAAACAGAACTAGGTTTAAAAGACAATGATCAAGATGGTGCAGAATTTTTAGGACTGGCATATCGAGGTGCTGGGCCTAATGATAGATTAAGACGATGGAACGATGATTTAGATAAACTAACTAAAATGTCAGACCCTGAAGACGATACATATAACTTTCCTAAATCATATGATGACCTAGTAATTAGTTCTATAAATCTAAGTGATTATTATACTGCAAAAGAAGGACAACCTCGCTATTTTAAAAAAATGGAAATAAGAGCAGTACTCAAAGAAAGATTTGCCGCAATTAAACAATTTTTATCAGCATTTGATAAGATATTCCAAAAGGAAGGTTTCCTAGATTTAAAAACAGAAATTAAAAATAAAAATCAGTTAGATAAAAGAAATAAAGATTTTGAGAAAAATGTAAGAGGAAAATCCAAAGCAACATTTAATATTCCATCGCATAGTTGGGCTTATATGGATAAAGAATTTTTTGAAACTATAAGTGACGAAAATTACGACGACAGAGCGGCATATTTAGAAAATCATTTAGAACATTTCAATGATGAGTTAAATAAAGGACGCAAAGTTTATTCAATACCTTCTAGTCATTGGAGTGATGTCGAAGATGCTACATCAGGACTTGAATTAATAAAAACTTTTGAACAAGCAAAAAATTATTATCACACCTGGAGGAAATCAGGGTATCAGAAAATAAAACAGGCATTTGAGCGTCTTTATAGTGTAACATTTGAAGATTTACAAGACGAGGATAGGTTTATACATTTAGACGGTGACCATTACAGAATGTTAAAAAACATAGGTATAGAAATTACACATAAAGGCGATAGCAGAAAAGGTGTAAAAGGACAATCCGACCTTGTAGCAGATGATATAACAACTAATCCAGAAAGTGGTGAGCCATTAAACAGAAGTAGTGCAACAATGTGGTCAATGAATGGCGACGGAGCACACCAAAAGCAATTCGATGCATTTGATTGGAGTTTATATCCAGAAAAGATGAAAGACATCGTTGCAAAAGTAATGAAGCAAGACCGATACGGTAGTTTTAAAGTAGCATTAGAGGTAGTATTGAAAAAAGTTTTAGATGGTGATGTAAAATTAGATATAGACAAAAATAATTTGCCAAAAGGTCAAGATGATAAACCATATCAAAATTCATATGATAAAGCAAGAAGTGAGTTTGGTATGTTTGATGTGATGATGCAGAATGGTATGCAAAATTATTTAGCACGTGACGAAGTAAACAACTTGGTAGCATTCTTAATTAATGACGACAATCCTTATGATTTTAAACAAACAGTTTTAACTACATTCAAGAAGGCTTTTGTATATGGTGATGAGCCATTTAATAGTTTCCAAGATGCACTAGCGGCCTCACGTAGAAGTAATTTAAATAATGAAAGTGTATTTAAAAAGTTTGATAAATTAACGTTAGAAGAGCAGTTGCTTATATTAGATAAGTCTACTATACTAGAAAAAGTTAATGTAGATGCATTACCAGACAACAGCATACCATATTTACTTAACAAACTACTTGCAGAGCCAATGCCTGCAGGAGACCTTGGAAAACAAATGGAGGCATACTGGGCTTTACCAGTACCACAAATGTTATCAGATTTTAGAGCAATAAGAGGACAAGGCGGAGATAAAGCAGATTTAAGGAATGTTTTAAGAAATTATATAAAATCACAATTAGACCCTAGTATAAGAAAGCAAGTAAATTTAGTAGAGAGTAAAGATGATGTAGTTGATAAGATACAAAACTTACCTGACGACGATCCACAAACAGATAGAATTGTTCAATATATAGATGGTTTGTTAGATGATATGGGCGTAGGTGGTAGATTGAAAAGTATCATGACTAATTTGGACGACATAGATGATACTGAAGTCAAAAGGAATCAATTAAAGATTGCTAAAATGATTGCCAGTTTAGAAATGACAAATTTAGAACGTGCTCAATTACTGGCTAAATGGAAGAAAGATGAACTTGTAGATACTGATAAAATTTTATCAGGTGGCAAATATAGTTTCCCAGATGTATTTAGAGGATATGGAACGGAAGGGTATGTTACTGAATTTATTGATGATTTATCCAACGTTATAGGTCAGGGTATAGGTGCTGGTGAGTTTTTACTTGCTACACTGAGTTCTAAAATTACAGGTATTGGCTCAGGTAAAGGTAAAGGAGACTTACTTATTAATGGAAGCCATGTAGAATTAAAAACTAAAACAGCCAAAGATGCCAGATTTAAGGACTATCATGTACAACCAGATGCAACTTGGTCAGGCAAAGTGGAAGGATTTAAATTAGACTTTGCTGATATAGAAGAGGTTGCTAATATGCCAGCAACAGGATTAAATAGTGCGATGCATATTAGCCTATTACAGAATCCTAAACTAACAAATGATCCAGCAAGAAAGAAAAAAGCATTACGCAGTACAGCAGGTATATTACAGGCAACTAATACAGGCCTAAATACAAAACAAATAAATTATCTAGTAAAATTGATGGATGCAGGAAACGATGCAGAATTTAGACAAGTATATGGTAAATATAATATTATGAACTATCTAAATATTAAAAGAAGTGAAGGGGACCTTGAAGGTATCTTATTTATGGATAAGAAAACAAAGACTATGCATTATGCAAGAACAGAGGAAGAGGTACAGGATTTAAGCCTAAATGTAAATACAATTTACTTTATCAGTACAAATAATATATATCCTTACCCACAAATAGGAGTTAGATCTTGAAATTAAGAGAAATAAATCAACCCACATTACCAGGTATACCTCAAACTATACCTAGTACACCGCCCAAAGTTATAATACCTTTATATAGACCAGAAAAGGATTGGAGTAACGAGGAAAAAGCCGTAAACGCATATAACCAAGGCGGGTTGCTGTCTCTTTTTACCCATATGGAAAAAGTATTTAAGTATAAAAAAGAAGAAATATATACGGAATTTTTGACTGATAGAGGTACAGGGGAAGAAAAAGAAGCAGTAGAAGAATTTATAGACATCATGTACAGAATACCATTAAATGCTGAAGCCGGTGGCGGTGGAGGCGGAGGCGGTGGCGGTGGTGCCGGCGGCGGTGGCGGTGGTGCTGGAGCAGGTGGCGGTGCAGGCTCAGGTGCAGGTGCTGGTGTTGGTGGCGGTGCTGGACCTGGCAATAGCTCAGGTGGCGGCGCTCATGGAAATTCAAGTGGAGGCGGCGGGTCTGCAGGCAGTGGTGACACTGGTTCCGCTGATTCCACGCCTAGTCCTGCAAGAGGATATGCATTTTTAGGCAGTATGGTACCAGGTAAAAAGAAGAAAAAGAAAAAGAAAAAAACTAAAGGTTTTGATTTCGGTAAAGGCGTTTATTAAAAATGAAACTGTTTGAATTACAAGATAGACCTGAGCAAGAGAAGAATTTCGATAGAAATACTATGCCTCAGATCAGAAAAGGTAATTTACAAAACTCTCCTTTTAAATTTAGAAAAGGTAAAATTAGTCTAAACAAATTAAAGCCAGTACAAAGTCAACGAGTAAAAGGCTATCATGATAAAGCAAAAAGTGGCTTTGCAGATGGCAGTATAAGACCCATAGTTATAGATAAAAATAATTATATTGTAAACGGACATCACAGGTATGATGTCGCATGTGGTTTAGAATTAAAAAAAGTAAGAGTAATAAAAGTAGATGCAACTATAGAAGAGCTTATTGAATACTTTAGTGAAACAGCAGAAAAGGAACCAACATACGAAGAAAAAATGAAGTCTAAAGTAGATAGTTTAATGGAAACTATCGAAGCGTCACAAGACATAAGTGCATTAATGAAAGGCATAGAAGCAGACTTAAAGCAACGTGAAAAGGACTTAAAACGTCTACCTAAAAAGAGTGTGTACGAAGCACCTATAATTAGACCAGCAGGCTCATACGACCCAGATGCCAACGATGCATACAACAATGCTACAAATAGAAAGCCACCCAAATATGATTATGATCCTGAAATGGATTACCGACCAGGTAAAAGTTTAGGCAAGATTCCAAATATACAATCTGAAACAGAAGTAGTACAGATGCCTAATGGAGATTTGTATTTGTTTTATGCAAATAGTATGAGTGTGTCTAGCAGGGAAACACCAAGACAAAAAAGCATATGGCAAAAGTTTATAAAAACAATGCTACACAATCCTAAAGCAAATCAAACTGGACCTAACAAAGAAAAAAATGTACTAGGGTTTTTAAAACTCAAACCATTTGAAGACGGTTATAGAGTTGCTGGTGTTGGAATGGATCCAGAGATACGTGGACAAGGTAAAGCAATTAAATTTTATTTGGCTTTTAGTGCCTGGAAAGGTGTCCCTATATATTCCGATTTTTCACAAACGCCTAGTGCTAAAACAATGTGGAGCAGTATAACAGCCCGATATCCCAAAAGAGTCGTTGCTTATGACCAGAAAAGCAAAAAAGATATACCTTTAGCCAAAGCAGGAGATATGTATCAAGATCAGCCAGATGGGTTTGACGATATGAGCCAATTTAAAGCCGCTAAAGTTTTAGGTGGTACTAAACTGTTTAAATTATTACCAGAGGGTACACGTTGCTGGAAAGGATACAAGAAGAAAGGCACCAAAAAGATGTTTGGTAAAACAGTTCCTAATTGTGTAAAGAACGAAGGTGAAGTAGTTCCAATAAATAAAACAGAGCCTAAACGTGTAAGTTATCCACCTTACTTCTCACCACAAGAAGCACAAAGAGCCTACGATGAATGGAAGGACCAAGCACAAGTTGATCAAGATGAAGGTGTAGTTATAAAAGCCACAGACGGCAAACAATATATCATTACGACTTCCTACAATAATCAAGCCTATGACGATGGAGAAGTAGTTTTACAAGGACTAACAGATCCTAATTATATAGAATTAGTTAATAAAAAACCATATGGTCACCCGGACGCCGCAGAACTGTTATACTATCACAGTAAAGATGGTACTTATGTACAAATAGACGAAGGTCCCAAAGACTTTGCTGATATGAAATTGGATTCCAAAGGCAAACAAGATAGCATTGATTACTTTTATCGGGAACATGCACCAAAATTTGGCATGCCAGTTAAAGCAGGCAGGCTGGGGTCTTACGATATAGTAACATTCTCAAAAGGTAACCTTTCGCTGATGTTTTTAGTAGATGCTAAAGATCAACCAGTTTTCTATATAGCATTTGACAAATACAAGGACGGTGTTGCTGTAGGTAATGTTAGATCAAACGGCACAGTAAAGTCCACAGATGTATATACTTACTTAGTAAAGAAATACGGAAAACTATACAGCGATGGACATCAAACACCTAGCGGTAGAAAGATTTGGGATAACTTAACACAGTACACTAATCTAACAGTCACTGATGTTGGTGACAGATTAATGGCAACTGAAAACTTTAAAGACGGTAAAAAGCCGGGTCGCAAGGGCCTAGCAAAACGTAGCGGTGTAAACACCAAAGCAAGTGTAAGCAGTTTGCGTAAAACAGCAAAGAACAGCACAGGCGAAAAGCAAAGAATGGCTCATTGGTTAGCCAACATGAAGGCTGGTAAAAAGAAAAAGTAACTAAATATCTGCATGACTGTAGACTTAAACTCATTTAAAAAAATTCTTATTGAAGACTTTGCAAATTATATGCCTTTGGAAAATAATGAAGGTACATATAGTGAAAATAAAGATTATCATGTAACGACAAAGTGGTATCCCAATGATACTCAAGAACTATTTAATAAACATTTATCAGACCCAACATCAAAGTCTTTATTATATAAATTAGGATGGAGTAATAAGCAAGGCGAACCTGTACAAATAGAATATAATTTAAATGTAAATGGCTTTAGATGTAAAAATACAGATACCATTACAGATAAGGGTATATTATTTTTAGGCTGTAGTCATACTTTTGGAGTAGGATTACATGAGGAACAAACGTTTGCACACAGGGTATCATCACATTTTAGTAAAGAGTGTTTTAATTATGGATTGCCAGGCAAAGGTCTAGATGTTTCTGCATTGTATACAATGTTATTTTTACAAGATGATTTAGATATCAGTCTCATAGATGCAGTAGTAGTCTTTACACCTCCTTTGGGAAGGATAAACTATTCTGTTTCTGATAAAGTAGACGAAGATACAAATATTTGGGCTGGAGAGTTATTAGCACTTAATAGTATAAAATCCTTCTGTTTAAGAAATAATTTGCCGTTAGTAATACATAATAAAATTGAAACAATTAGTTCTCAACACGATTGGGCTAGAGACATAGGACATTATGGCCCGCAAACACATAATAACATTGCCTGCGATATTATTTCTAAATTAGAAATATTAATTGGATAGATAAATAGTTGTATGCTTATAAGAGATATAATAAACGAAACAACAACAGCAGGTGGCATGGCCACAGTTGCTCAACCTATGGGTAAAATGCAAAAAAGACCTAATCCTAGTGTATATAGCAAAAAGAAAAAAGCAACAGAAGATCAAGTTCCATATTTGCAGAGACCCAACTCACCATATGAATTAGGAAAGCAAGAATACCTACGTAAGAATCCAGGCAAAACAGAAGAAGATTTCAAAGAGTTATTGCCCAATCAACAAAACAAATACTTGGACAAGTATGTTGAAGGAAAATCACCACATAAGAAAGGCACTAAGAAATATAAAAAACACATGGCGGCTATGCACGCCGGTTAATATGAGAGCAGTTAAAGACAAAAACAAGTATTTAAATCTTATCAGTAGTACTGAAGCAAGAATTTTCAATAAAGTTGACCTTACAGGCTTTGTAAGTGTAAATAGTTTAAACGAAAGAGAGCAATATATTGCAGAAGAACTTTATAAAAAAGACGTACTGCAAAAAATACAAAAAGGTGAACAAGTTGGCTACAAAATATACCCACAAAAGGAAAAAATATAATAAAACACATCTTGCTAACAAGTTAGATGGTTTAGCCAAAAAAGTTGCTAAACGCAACGTATATGTTATTAAGAAAACAGACCCAGGTTATAATATTGTAAACTACATAGATAGATCTGTAGTTGTAGAAAACGTACCCTTTTTAAAAATGGCTGAGCAGGCCTGTAAAAACTTTAATTTAGAAAAAGAACAAATTAACGGAAAGCACATGCAAACTCATGTAGACAAGTACTTTAAACACTACATGGACTTACAATTTTACAAGCATACTATTAAAACTAGTGAAGACAAAGTAAAGGTGTTTACTGCAGGTGTCAGAATGCAGGATAGTTTACATATGATCAAGGAAGCAAAACTGCAACTCTCATATTTTTAGACAAAAAATCATCTATAAATGATAAATAAGGAGTATATAGAATATACTTTAGGAAGAAACTATGTTTATTAGAGATTTAAATCAACAAGGACAAGCAAAGATCAAAAAGATCAATAAACTCTTAAGTGAAGAGTTTGGCATGTCAATCAAGTCATCATTCCCTAAAAAGGAAAAACTTCAAACTATTTTAGAGATGTCAGAAATGGCTATCATTAAATTAAAAGATACAAAGAAGCAATTTCAGTTAGAGCCTGAATATGCAAAATATCTTGGAATAAAAGATGTTATGCAGACTATGATTGCAGAAGGAATGTATGCAGAGTCACCAGCAAATGTGCAAATGAAAGAAAAACTATGTGCAGAAGTACAAAGTTTGATGGATGGCGGATGTACAGAATCAGAAGCAGTAACAAACTGTATGGTTAACTTTAAAAAAGGTCCAACAGCTCACAGCGAAGAATGGGCACTTCCTATTGTAATGATGGCGGCAAAACAATATATGCAAGATAGTAATTGTGAATCATTAGAAGAGATTGCAACAGAAGGTCCTAGTACAGATTTAAACGAATACCTACTAAGTGAACTAGCAAAAGAAGTAGGTCTTGAACTTACAGACCCTTCAAGCATAGATGCTATAGAAGAAAAATTAGGCATGTTTGCTGAAGTATCAGGCAAGAGCAGAGACTCAGTTGTTGGCTTCCTTAACGGTTTAGAAGAAGATGCTTTATCAAATGGTATTAAATTCTTTGGAGCCAAAGTTGCTCAACATAAAACTAACGAAGCAACAAAATTTGGCCATAGTCTCAGAGACAAAGGCATGAGCGACGAAGAGATTGGTAAAAAGATAAACATGTCAGCAGACGAAGTTAAAGATATGCTTGACAAAACAGAAAAGAAAAACGAAAGTATGTTTGACAGTATTATAGACGAACTATTAAATGAAGAACTTGAAGGCACTTCAGTAGAAGAAGCCGAAGTTGTTATGGCTGTAAGAGCATTAGCAGACGACATTCAGGACCACGTTGAAAGATTAGGCAGAATGGTAAACGAAGACATTCCTGCTATTGCAGATCAAATGATACATGAGTTTGGTGCTGACAAGGCCGCTCAATTTAAAGAAGAAGCAGAAACAGTTTTAAGTGCCGCATTAGATAATACTAAACAAGCAAAAGATGGTGTTAACCAATTAGTAGGTGGTATTACTGGACAGGAAATGTCATTAGGTGGTAATGAGATGGGTAATATAGAAGATCCTATTGGAGCAGATAGTCCAATTGATGATATGGATATGGATATGCCAGAACCTGAAATGGACATTAACGAACCAGCGGCGGCAGGACCAGAAGAAGAGCCACTAGGTAGAGCACCTGTAGAGGGTTAATAATGCTCATTAATGAGGTTATATCAGTAACGGAAAAAGACCAGTCGTTTAATACAGGATTACTAGCAAAAGTACAAGATATTATAACAGTTGCTATGAACCGTGATATTAAAAAAATATCAACGAAAAAACTCCTAAAGATTTTAGACGCAAATGGTTATCCTGATTTATCCATGGACCAATTAAAATTAGTAGTCCAAACTAGTGGATTTGCTAACAGTATTGACGATGATGTTATTGTACCTAAAGATGAGTTGGGTGCTGATATAGACACAGATGTAGATGAGCCTTCAGTAGATGTAGGAAATATGGCAGGCGATCAAGCCCTAGCAGATATTAAAGCGGAGTTATAATGGCTAATATTTTTGTAAATGCCACTCAGGCACGAGCTAATACTAGAAACAATGTAGTAATACATGGTGAAATAAAAACTATTGAATCAGAAGTTTTTGCAAATATAGATAATGGTGTTTTATATGCAAATATTATATCATCATCAACAATGACAAACAGTAATGTCTATTACTATGTTTGGAACGGAACTACAACAGATCCCACAAAATTAGATCAAATTAATTATGTTAAAAAATACTTTACCGATTTAGGGTATGGTATTTCCATTTTAACTAATTCTAGTTCAAATAATACTATTACTTGGAACGTTTCCTGGTAAATAGAATTATAACGAACAACTAAAAACAATTAATGCTAATAAACAAATTCGAATACCCCACTCTGCGAAGAGAAACTCAATCAAATGGTAAAAGACAATACGTTGGAGACGACAGTATTCCAGTACCAAGTGTAACAACAGTATTAAGTGAAACAGGTGATAAAACTGGTTTACTTAACTGGCGTAAACGTGTAGGTGATGCAGAAGCAAATCGTATAAGCTCAGAGGCGGCAGGATTAGGTACTAAAGTACACAATGCTATAGAAAAGTATGTATTAAAAGAAGATTACGAAATAAAAGGTAATAATCACATCAGCATTATGGCTAAAAACATGCTGGAAGAAATGATAGACAAAGGACTCACAAAGGTAGATGAACTTTGGGGTGTTGAAGTAGGTTTAATTGCGGCAGGTTTATATGCAGGTACTTCAGATGCTATTGGAGTATACGAAGGACAAGATGCTATCATTGATTTTAAAACTGCTAAAAAGATTAAACCTCGTAAATGGATTGAAGATTACTTCATGCAGGGTTGTGCATACGCATTAGCACACAATGAAATGATGGGTACAGAAATCAGCAAAGTAGTAATACTTATGGTAGACAGAGAAGGCAAATTTGCTGAATATACCATTGAAGGTGATGAATTTGAGGAATATTGTAATAAATGGTCAGATCGACTAGCAGATTATTACGCAAAGGTTTCATAAAGTTTTCGCAAAATGATAAATACTAGGTAATAGGAGACTTATTTAGTATGGCAACAAGTAATAACACAGTAGTAGTATCAAGAATACAAAATCGTAGAGGGTTAAAACAAGACTTGCCTCAACCACTTCGCTCTGGTGAAATTGGTTTATCAACTGATAGCAGACAGGTGTTTATTGGTGGCGGAGAAATTAACTCTACTGAAAACAAAGTATTGATATTTGAAAACACAGATAATGCAAAACAGATAGTAGACAGTATTGCTGGTAATCAAATAATAAGTTTTACAGTTCCTCACAGGCGTTTTAATACAAGTTTAGATGGTTTAGACGGAACAGCAAAGGCTTTTACATATACTGGCCAATCAGATGTTAGTGCTACTGATAATTCAAGAGACGTTTTTAGAAGTACTGTTGGTGCTGGTAATGTTGTTAGTATAGAATCCAATGCGGCTTTTGATGCCGATGATTTAACAGTTGTAAAAAATGGTACTGTACTAGTAGGAAATACTACAGCATCTATAGGTAACTTAACAACAGAAGATTACATTTTTACATCAGGAACAACTTTAGGTAACGACCATACTATAACATTTAAAACGGTCCCACTAACTAGTGATGACATAGGAATTACATATTATGGTAACTCTGCTATTATTAGATCATTAGATGGTGCTAGTAGTAGTGATCAAAACATAAGACCTAGTTATACTGGGCTAACAAATTTTTATAATAAAAATGATGTTCCTACATTTTTACAAATACCTACAGATTTAATACTTGTTAATGCCACAACAGGTACTGGTTATATTGGATTACAACATAAACATACAGCGATTATTTCAAGTAGTACTGCAAATGTTAGTACAATGGCAGGCTTAGGTAATTTATCAGTAAGTAGAACTAGCGAAAAACAAGATAGTGCTAATTTTACAACAGCAGGTCAATCTGTAAGAGTTGCATACACAAATGCAAACAATTATTACTCTACAACAGCAAATAACTTTAACAGAGTTTATGTAACAGGCGGAAGTGATTCAGATGTTGACGGAGTATATAAGATAGACACCGCAAACGCAACTCATTTTACTTATACAGCAGTTGGTACTCTAGCCGCATCAGGTACATTAAGTCATACAAGAGTATTACAATTTGATTTATCAGGTGCATCTAGTGGTGGTAACGTTACACCAGCATTAAGCACAGTTACAGGCATAGTAAACAATACAGGCGATATCACAACTGGGTCAATAACAACTACACCTTGGCAGAGTTTACAACTATTACCGCAATATAATACAAGTACAGGTAACCAAGTATCCTCTTCAAAAGTTTACTTTACTCATAAATCTGCTCAAAGTAGCACACCTTTAGACTTTACATTACATGAAGATGCAGTGAACCCAACTTTGTCAAAATTACAATTAGACCCAAAATCGTATACTAAAGAAGACTCAATCAAAGCAAAATTAGAAATATTCTTATACGAAGCAATGATAGATCCGGCACTTAATATGTATGTGTCAGTAGATACTAATCAAGAATATACAAGTAACACAGCAGTTAAATCCGCTATAGGTACATACAGTTTAAATACTAATACTGAAGGTACAGAGATAACCTTTAACAGTAATGAAGAAGCCAGAAACTTCTCAACTCTTGTAAACAAATTATATTTTGAATACAATGTTTATAATACACCTGGTTCAGGTGGCTTAGGAAGTCTAGTTGTCAACTCACGTGGTTTAACAAATGTAAAAAATAACATTCAGTTACAAACTGCCGAAGGTGCCGCAAGTGGATTACCTGATGTAGGATATGACTCAACAGAAACAGCAAGTGTACCGGCAACTGCAAATACCAACATTAAAACTTTTGATATGACTACATATGATACTTTTGTAATTGATTATTCTTTAGATTTTAGAAATGGTGCTAACTTATACAGAAAAGTTGGACTGTTACAGTTATCAAGTTATGACTATGGTTCAGGACAACCTGCAGACGTAGTTATACAGGATTATGGTACTGACAAAGCAGTTGGTAGTGTAACAGGAAATGTTCAATTCCAGGCAAATGTAGCCAGTAGTGTTTTAACATTAACAGCAGTTAGTAGTGTTAGTGAATCTTGCAATATGAAATATATTGTAAGAAAATGGAACGCACCTTTAACATAATGATTGATGTTTCTAAAGACTCATAACGCATCAGATAGATTACGAATTTGGAGAGAGATAAGACAAAAAGAACATTTGTCTATAGAATCTGTTGTTGAAGAATTTTCTAATATTATAATACTTTCACGTTATCTAGATTATTATACTCCCAAAAGTTGGCCAGATCCTTTTGAAATTTTATCAGAAGGTTACTTATGCCAAACAGGTGTTACATTACTACTTACATCTACACTGATTAATAAAGGTTTCATTACTAGTGAAGAATTATACTTTCCAGTGATAAGTAATAACATAAACGGAGACTCTGGTATAGTACTGCTAGATGATAATAACGTTTACAATTTTACATCAGGTAAGATAGAAAGTTGGGAATTTGTGAAAGAAAACGCAACTGTATTTCAAACACATAAATTAAATAAAAATAAACTTTCTTATTGACTTTTGTATAGTTTTATAGTAGAATTATTCTGCGATAAATATTACTTTACAATACAGAAACAGCAGGGAAAAATACACACATGCAAGTTAAGAAAAGAGACGGCACACTAGAAGATTTAAATATAGACAAGTTACATAAAGTAGTACAATATGCATGTGAAGATATTTCTGGGGTAAGTGCTAGTCAAGTTGAAATAAACAGTAACATTCAATTCTATGACGGTATTGCATCAGAAGATGTACAAGAAACACTTATTAAAAGTGCGGCAGACCTTATATCAGAAGAAACACCAAACTATCAATATGTAGCAGGAAGGCTAATTAACTATCATTTGCGTAAACAAGTTTATGGAACATTTACTCCTCCTTGTTTGTGCGATATTATTCAAGATAATATTGATAAAGGGTTTTACGATGCTGAGTTTACTGATCTATATACAAAAGAAGATATCAACGAACTAAACGATTATATCAATCATGAACGAGATGAAGTTTTAACTTATGCGGCAATGGAACAATTCCGTGGCAAGTACCTAGTACAAAATAGAGCAAGTGGTGAAATATTTGAAACACCACAAGTTGCATACATGATGATTTCAGCAACATTGTTTAGCAAGTATCCAGCAGAAACTAGAATGAGTTATGTAAAAGCATATTATGATGCTATTAGTACATTTAAAATTTCCTTGCCTACGCCAGTTATGGCAGGTGTGCGTACACCACAAAGACAATTTAGTAGTTGCGTACTTATAGAAACTGATGATAGTTTGGATAGTATTAATGCAACCTCTAGTGCTATTGTAAAGTATGTAAGTCAAAAGGCAGGCATAGGTATAGGCGCAGGTAGTATTAGAGCTGTTGGTTCTAAAATTAGGAGTGGAGATGCAACTCACACAGGAGTTATTCCTTTCTATAAAATGTTCCAATCAGCAGTCAAGAGTTGCAGTCAAGGTGGAGTAAGAGGTGGAGCGGCAACGTTATACTATCCTATTTGGCATTTGGAAGTTGAGGACTTATTAGTATTAAAGAATAACAAAGGCACAGAGGACAACAGAGTGCGTCATATGGACTATGGTGTACAGTTTAACAAATTGATGTACGAAAGGTTAATTAGTGGTGGTAACATAACATTGTTTAGCCCTCAAGACGTACCAGGACTTTATGATGCTTTTTTCCAAGACCAAGACAAGTTTCAAGAGTTATATGAAAAAGCAGAACGTATGACAAGCATCAGAAAGAAAAGTATGCCTGCTATAGAGTTGTTTAGTTCTTTTGTAACAGAAAGAAAAGACACAGGTAGAATATACTTAATGAATGTTGATCATGCTAACACACATGGTTCGTTCATAGAAGAAGTAGCACCTATTAAACAAAGTAATTTGTGTTGCGAAATTAATTTACCAACCAAACCGTTAAGTGACATAAATGATCCTACAGGTGAAATTAGTTTGTGTACATTAAGTGCTGTAAATTGGGGTGTTATAAAAGACCTACAGGAAATGCAAAAGATATCTAATCTAGCCGTAAGAGCATTAGATGAATTATTAGACTACCAAGAGTACCCAGTACTAGCGGCAGAACTAAGTACAATGAACCGACGTCCATTAGGAGTAGGCATTATAAACTTTGCATATTGGTTAGCAAAACATGACAGCACATATCAAGAACCTAATCTAGCATTAGTGGATGAATGGGCAGAAGCATGGAGTTATGGACTTATAAAAGCAAGTGCTGATCTGGCACAGGAAAAAGGCAAATGTCCACTAACAATGCAGACAAAATACGGACACGGTATTACACCTAACCAAACTTACAAAACAGACGTTGATGAGTTAGTTAAGCACAAAGAAAGACAAGATTGGAAAGGATTGCGTAAGCAGTTAAAAGAAACTGGTATCCGTAATTCAACACTAATGGCACTTATGCCAGCAGAAACATCAGCACAGATTAGCAACAGCACAAACGGTATTGAACCACCACGTAGTTATGTAAGTATTAAGCAAAGCAAACATGGTGTGTTAAAACAAGTAG